ATAGAACTATTTAAAGTACCATCGCTATTACATATATTTAAATCAGGTTTAGTCCAAAATAAATATTCTCTAGATGTAGTCAATTGATCTTCTGGATTTAAACATCCATATCTAAAGAATTTATCATACCATTCTAGATCAGCTCTTTCGTATAAACCACAGGCTAATCTAATTTGTTTAATTTCACTTGATGAAATTGAAAAAGCCATTTTAAACACCTCCTTTTACATTATTGGAATGTTTTCAATACAAAAAATATTTGAATTATATATTATAATAATGTAAGGAGGAAACAATTAATATGACATAATACTATTACATAATTAAGGAGAGATGATAAATATGAACCCAGTAGAAATGGAAATGATAATAGGCGACAATCTTACATATGAAAGAATAAGTATAATGGAAGAATTAAAAAGAATTAGAAGTAAAATTACATATTTAAAGATCTGGATGTGGAGAATTTATTAATATTACATACATATTAGAAGAGGGATAAACTTCCCTCTTTTATTTTTTATATTAAAGTATTAATCTAAAACATAATATTGATAAATATATTAATAATATCCCTTAACCTTTATTTTTTCTACATTTTAAGGAGTTTAACATATTATTAATTTAATCAAGTTAGGAGGAATAAGAATGATAAATTATTGTACAATGATACATGAAACAGTAATTAGAGATGTTCTTGATATGCTAGATGATTTAAAAAATGCTGATATTGTAGATGCTATAAATAATAGAAAACAAAATAAGAGTTTTAGATCTATTGCATCTGCTACACAAAATTTGACATTAGTGTTTCCATGTATAGTATCTAGAGGAATGTCTATAGAAACATCTTCAATGTATTCTAAAGCTATAGAGAGAAAAGCAGTAAGTATGTTACAAATGTTATTCTCTGCATTGTCTATTACTAATGCAGAAGATGGTATATCATATCTAAAGAATTTCCATACAAATTTAAAATTAGATGGTTCAATGTCAATTGATAAGTTTATGAATATGATGGATAATCTTGTATTAGAAGGTGCTGTCAAAGTAGAGAATGAAGAATTATATAAAATGTATTTAATAGATAGAGCTAATCTATCTAACTATCTTCCATCAAGTATACAAGAGAGTCATTCATTATCAGATTATACTATATATAAACCACCATATTCATTAGAAGAATCATATGTTTTAAATGAAAAGAAGGATGACTTTGGTTTATATGATGATGAAATTGATTATCTCGATAGTATTATAGATACAGAAGACTCTAATAAAAAAAAGAAAAAAGAAACTGTTAAAGAATTTTATAATCCTTTAAATATTGTTGGTATGAAAAGAGTAACATCTCATGGTATACCATATGATGATATTAAATATAGTAGAGATCCACAATATTCTTTGATGATAGATAAATTAGATAGACAAGCTATGTTTACTATGAAAAAACAAGCTGTTAAAGAAGAATATACTAATTTAAATGGAACTGGTAATACTAGATACACTTTGCATGGAATTCCTTATGATGATAGAAGATATGGTAAAGATCCTATTTATTCTATAGATATAGATAGAAAAGATAGAGATGCTATGTTTGCTATGAAAAAACAAGCTGTTAAAGAAGGTACAACAGCAAATGGTATTTATTTTGATGAAGATGAATATATGGAAAATCCAACTTATGCATTAAATGTAGATAAAGCTGATCTTCAAGCAAGACAAAATGGTATAAATAATAATATGAGTGCTAGTAAAGATTTATATCAAAGAGGACTTAATGCAGCTGACAACACATACAAATCACATCAAGATTATATAAAGAATTCTCAATCTGATAGATCATATAATCAAACTGTTAAACAAAATGATACAACTAATCAACATAATGCTGATAATTTAACATTTCAAAAGTCTAAAGCTAATAATGATTTAGAATTTAAAAATAAAGATTACACCCATAGAGAAAAAAGAGATAAAATAGATGATGATAGATATGACGCTAATCAAGAGTATAGAGAAAAAAGAGATGAAAGAGAAGATGATAAGTTTACAGATAAAATGACTTTAGATAGAGATAGATTTAATTCAGATAAAGTACGTAATAATATTGATTATTTAAAGAATCAATTATTAGATAATGATGTTAAAAAACCTAATGAATTAGTACCAACTACTATGATAGTAAACTATGTATCTAAAGGTGAAAATGGTGGTAGACCAATTCAAGCTCAATCTGTTATTGGTGTTAAAGCAAAATTATATCCTGTTAATTCAGATGATATAATGAAAAGAATTGCTATTAAACATATAGATAAAAATTGGTTAATAGGACTTATCAAAGCTAGTACTAGAGAAATATCTTTCTTTAGAGATTTCTTATTTGCTGTAGACCAAGCTAAGTTAGATGCATTATCACAATCTAGAAAAGGTTCTTCTTCTAAACTTTGGAAAGTACTAATAAGAAGAGGTATAAAGAGTAGAATTAAAAGAACAATAGGTTCTATTAATGATGCTTCTGCTATAACTTCTTTAGCTATTACTCAAGAAGAAGTAGAATACTTAAAGAAATCGCAAGACATAGATGTAGAAGATCCAAAGGTTATAAGACCTATTATGGAAGCATATAATTTAATGTGTTTTTCTATATTTGATGAAATAAATGAAGTTGGAAAATTTATTTTTGATACTGGTGATGATCTTTACGAAGAATTATCTTTCAGATCATTAGAAAGAGAAGATAAAGGTAATGATTATAGAAAGATTGTTAATCTTATGTCTAAAATGAGATAATAGAAAGGAGGAAATATAAATGAGTATATATGATCAAGTTATACAAGAGCATTTTAATATATTTAATATGGATACATTAAGAGTTATAACAGCTATGAATGAAGTTGAACAGAAAAACTCTATAACTGTATTATGTGATAGATTATATCAGAAGTTAATTGGAGAAAAATTTGATGATATAGATTTTGGTGATATTGAAAAATCCAAAGGTGATATTACTACTTATAGTGGATATAAATCTACATTAGATTCATTAGATATTATATCAGGATTGATTACTGAATTTAAAGGAAATCAAGATTCTGTAAATACTATTTATAAAGCTATTCAAAATATTGAAGAAAATAAGAATGCTTTTGTAAAAGGATTTATGCTAAATGTGGAGATGCCTATGGTACTTTATAATACATACGTGTTATCAGTTGTATCTGCTACTTCTTTATTAATATCAACATGTGTAGAATTTATTAAATCTCCTAATGCTGATAATTTTGATTTAGAATTAGATAAGATATCCTTAAATAAATCTAGAGATCATTTATTATTTAGAAATCTAGATAGATTTAATAAATCATGTAGTAAAGGTGATTTCCAAAAGTCTTTAGCATATGTATTATCTGGATATAGTAAAGAAAAAGGGTTATTAGGATCTTCATTAGCAATAGGAGCATTATCTGGAGGTGCTTTGATTGCTATAGTAATGAATATAATTCCTATGACTAGAGAATTAATATTCTTCTTCTTCTATATAAGAACAAAGATTTCAGATTATTTTGACTTACAAGCTGAATTATTACAGGCTAATGCTTATAGAGTAGAAAGTTCATCATCATTAGATCCTGATAAGAAAAAGATGATAGCAAAGAAACAACATGATATTGCAGAAAAATTTGCAAAGGTTGCTGATGTAGTTGCTATTAAGATGAAATCTGCTGATAATAAAGCAACTTCTGAAGCAAAAAAAGAAGCTTCTAAAAAGTTTGAAGCTGATGATATAATAGATTCAGCTCCAGTTAATTCTATAGATGATAATGATGGCTCATCATTATTTTAAAAGGAGGTAAATTAAATGGGTATTTGTAGAGGAAATACTACTTCTATCGGAAGATATAATGATGAAGAAATTCCTGTATTAGAAGGGTATGGTGGAGAAGGAGCTTGTTTTAGAATAATCTCTGAATCTATGAAAAATGAATTAGATATGTTTGATGAATCTATGCAATTTGAAATGAATGAATTAGCATGTGAAATTAGAAAACAAGAATTAGAAGAACAAGGATTGGTAACAGAAGCTGCTGCTATACAAGTTGTTACTGAAAGTATTGCTGATGTATGGGGTAAACTTAAATCTATGGTTATGAAAGGTTGGCAAAGGATTAAATCTTTATATGAAGCAGTAAAGGTTAAAGTAATGTCATTCTTAACTAGAGATTATAATAAATTCTATAAGAAACATGAAAATACTTTTAATAACTATGCTAAGAATACTAAAGGTAAATATACTTTCAGAAATCCTAAGAAAAATATTGAATCAGATTTGCCTTTTAAAACATCTAAAGCATTGAAGATTGTATCTGATACAATGGGAGAAACTAAAGATGAATTAGATAAAGATAAAGAAAAAATTGATAATGGTGATTTGTATGAAGAATTAATCACAGAAGTAATTCCAGGAACTTCAAGATCATCTTTTAGTAAAGATTTTGTAGAACACTATCTAGACGATAAAGATAGTCATGAAGTATTATCCGCTGAAATAATAAGTGAGATAAATAAAGTACTTGGAACTAAAAATATGATTTCTGCTCTAGATAAAGCACAAAAAATAAACAATGATTTCTTTAAGAAACTAATATCTGATATAGACAATTGTAAAAATATTACTTCTAAATATAAAAAAGAAGATGATATGAAAGATCTAAAAATGGGTGAGAAGACTTACTCTACATATGAAGGTAATAATGCTGTTAATATGGAGAGAGTAAATGTTTTAGGTAGAAAGATTACAGTTGCTCAATCAGTAAATAATGTTGTTAATGGAGCTTATATAAGCTTAGTTAAAAAACATATTTCTCAATGTAAATCAGTATTTACTAAAGTTGTTTCTAGAAGTAAATTTACAGAGGAAACATTACTTGATGCTATTGCTGATATTACTTTAAATGAGTCTTTAGAATATCTAAATGATTAAAATAATACTTATGTAATTAACTTTATAATAAATTAAGAAATAAAAAGGAGGAAATATATCATGGGAAGATTTGGAACTTCTGCTATTTTCGCTGAGAATAGCGTAATTAATACAGATATACCTGTAATTGAAAACTATAATTACGATGCAGGTGCTTATTTAAGACTTATAGGTGAAGCTACAATTAATGAAGGAATATCATTTGACGATTCAATGCAAAAAGAATTCAATGAATTAGCATGTATATTTAAGAAAGATGATTTAGAAAAATCAGGTGCTATAGAAGAAGCTGCTGCTATAGAAGTTGTTAGTGAAGGTATTGATGGAATATGGGCTAAGATCAAAGCTATGGTTATGAAAGCATGGCAAAAAATTAAATCTCTTTATGAAGCTTTAAAAGTAAAAATAGCTTCTTTTTTAAGTAGAGATTATAATGCTTTCTACAAGAAACATCAAAATGCTTTTGAAAACAATGCATCTAAATATAAAGGTAAATTTAAATTTAGAGTACCTAAAGTAGATTTAGATTTATCTAAATTACCTTATTCTAAATTCAGTAATAAAGCTAATGGTTTATTAACTGATGTGAATGGTATGAGTGAAGAACAATTAAAGAAGAGAGAAGAAGAAATTGGTAATGGTGATTATTTAGAATCTTTATTATCTGAATTTGTTTCTGGTGCAAGTAGAGGTAATTTCAAGAAAGAATATATGGATTCTTTATTTGATGATAAAGATTCGTATGAACAATTAACTGATACTATGAAAAAACAAATTACTAATGTCTTAGGTACTAAAGATATAATCACTAAATTAAATAAATCTCAAAAAGAAAATGAAACTTTCTTTAAGAAATTATTATCAGAAATAAATTCTGCTAGTGGAAAACTAAATAGTGAAAAGAATTCAAAGATAGAAATAAAATCAGCTAATTTTAAAGGAACAAGTTCAGCATCCAGTAATACTAATGATACTAAAATATTAAATGCATTTAGTAGATCAGTACAAGTATCTCAAACTGCTAATAATATGATCAATGGTGTGTATATTACTTCATTAAAGATGCATATTGCACAATGTAAAGCATTATTTACTAAAGTAGTAGCTAATTCTAAAATACATGAACAAGTATATCTTGATGCATTAGCAGAATCTACTTATGATGACACTTTGGACACTTTAGATTCATTAGAAATGATATAAACAATAAAAAGAAAAGTTAAACTCTTTATTTTGAAGGGTTTAACTTTAAAATAATATTATAAAAGATAGAAGGAGGAATTTTCAATGGGAAGATATTCAGGAACATCTGGTGTATTTAATGAAGGTGCATTTGGTGGAAGTATAGATATTTCAGAAGAAGGTATACAAAAAGAATTTGCTGACGTACATGGTTTAGAATTTCCATATGAACCTACTATGGAAGGTGCAGAAGCTATTAATGCTTATATGGAAGAAGAATATCTTGATATATGCCAAGAACAAGGATTTTTAGAATTATCTTATTTTGAAAGAAACAGAGTAGAAATGCCAGTAAACGAAGCATTTGGTGATGGTGGATTTATTGACAAGGCTGTTCAATTCTTTAAAAAAATAGGACAAAAGATCAAATCGTTATTTGATAAATTTATGGTTATGCTTAATAGATTTATTATGAGTGATAAAGATTTTATTAAGAAATATGAAAGTAAAATTAAGAGTGCAAGTACTTCTGGGTTTGAATTCAAAGGATATAACTTTACTCTTGAAGGAAGTAATGGTGTTGATGCAGCTGCTGGTAGAATAGGTGGTTTAAGTGATTCTATTAATTCTAAATCCGAAGATAAATCATCAGAAAATATAACTTCGGAAATAAGAGCAAAAGCATTAGGACAATCTGGAGAATTATCTGCATCTGAATTTTCTAAAGAATTATTTAAAATATTTAGAGGTGGAGAAGATAGTAAAGTAGATGTAAAAGTAAGTACATCTGATATATGTGAACAAGTTAAATCTGCCAAGAAAGATAAAGAAGATGCACTTAAAGCCTATAAAGCTATAAAAACAAAACTTGAAGCTACTATTAGAGTTATAGAGGGTGAAAAATCAAAACTTCAAAAACAAACAGGTAGTGAAGCGAATGGTGAACACCAAAGAAAAGATACTAGATGGATTGATGCTTATAAATCACAAATATCAGTTCTTCAAACTTATAATGGTGGATATTTATCAGCAATCAAAGCTAGAAATAGACAAAACAAATCTATTGCTGTTAAATTAATCACTGGATCTGGTAAAAAAGATTCTAAGAACGAAAGTTTTGAATTTGACGATAGTAATTTTTCATTTATTTAATAAATATATGGAAGGGTATTTAATTACCTTTCCATTATTTTAATATTTTTATTAAGGAGGAAATATAGAAATGTTTGATATAAATTGTTTAAGTTTAAAAGAAACTAATAATAATCAATTGTCTACTATATCTGGATTTGAAGAAAACTATTTTAATAGTGCTTTAAAATTCTCTTTAGAATCACAAGTAAATATGATGGAAGTAAATAAAAAATTATATAGATCATTATTAGAATCTAATTCTGATGTAGTTGCAGTTAATGAAGGATTTGCTGATTTTACATCAAAGATAGTTGGTATAATAGATAAATTCTTAAAATTTATTAGGAATTTATGGGATAGATTTGTAAGAGCTTTAAATGGTATAGTAAGATCAGATTCATATATAATTAAACATAAAGATTGGTTAGATAAGTTTAATGAAGATTGTGAATTTACTTATGAAGATTATATATATACTATTGGACAAGAAGGAAAGACAATTCCTATAATAGATATAAAAGCTAATTTCCAAAATGATTTAGTAGATATGGATATTAATACTTTAGATAACTCAAAATCAGATTCAGAGAAATTAGAATTTGCTAAAACTAAGTATGAAGAATTTAAGAAAAAAGTAGACACTGAATTCTATGAGTCTGTAAGAGCAACAGTAATAGGTAAAACTGGTGGAAAAATTAATGCATCTGAATATGGTAAAGAATTATTTAAAGTATTTAGAAATGATACAGATGAAAAAGATATTATTACTATTAAAGCTAGTAATGTATCAGCTGCATATCAATTTGTAAAAGAATATAAAATAGCTTTAAAATCTGTAGAAGATACTAAAAAAGAAATAGAAAATCAATATTCTGATATTAAGAATTATATGCAGAGTTTATTAAAAACAAATAAGGATGGAGATTCTAATAAAGTTAGTATTGATTTTGATGATGACGTACATGGAAAATCATCAACTGAATACACTGTAAATCCAGAAACTTTAAAGTATCTAAATTTATTTATAAAAGGAAAAACAGAACAAGTACAACAATATAGTACAATTCATTCTCAAGCATTTACTGCTAAATTAGAAGCTTTTAAAGCTTGTTATAAATCTTCTAAGACAGTTTGTTATCAAGCAATTGCTGCTGTACAAAAATTAAAATTAACAGAAGCTGCTATGATAGAAGAAACAAATAGAATATTACATGAACCTAGTGTTCTTAATTTTATATAAAGAGAGGTGATTATAAATGGAATACACAGACGAATTTAGTTATGCTATTTACTTAGCTGAATCTACAATAAATAGATCATATTTCAAAGCTGCTGTAAGAGAATCTATTTTAACAGCTCAAAATGAGAATACAATGAAAAATATGACTATATTGACAGAAGGTGTATCAGAAAAGATTAAAGCTGCTATTAATAAAATTATTGCTGCTTTAACACGTATATGGGGAAGGTTTATAGAGTCTATGAATGCTTTGATAAAGAGAGATAAGAATTATCTTATACAATATAAAGATATAATTCTTAAAAAGAAGTTTCTTCAAAATTACACATTCACCATGTATCAATATCAAAAGGGACAACCTAATTTATTAGGAACTTATGCTCCAGCATTTAATTTCAGTTCACTAGAACCTAAATTGGTAGATGAAGAAACATTTGTAGGTGCTTATTTTAATAAGATAGAACAAATACAAAAACAAAATACAGATATAAACTTTGCTGAAGCTGTAAAGATATACTTTAGAGGATCAGCTGCTGAAGAATCTATATCTGCATCAGAATTTAATTTAACTGATGCTTATAATTTCTGTGTTAATTATCAAGAAATTACAAAAAAGGTTGAAACAGATTCTAAGAATATTAAAGCTGCTGCTGAACAAGTACAACAAAAGATTGAACAAATGGCTAGAGAAGAAAAAGATACTGGAGAACAATCAACACCCACTAATAATGGAAATGCTAATACACCTATTTCAACTCCAACTTCTACTCCTACTAATAATGGTGCAGTAGGAGGAACTAATGGACCAACTACCACACCACAAAAAGAATCATTTGATTTCTTTAGTGTAGATTCATATAAATCATTTTTATACAATACTACAATATTTAATGAAGTAGAAATATCTGCTCAAGGACAAAAGCCAGGAGGAGCTTCTAATACTCCAGGAACAAAAAATACAACCAATCCTAGTAATGCAACCATTAATCAAAATGGTCAAAATAATGCAGATGTAAACCAATCAGATGTAGATAAATCAGGTGGTTCTGATTCAGCTGTTAAAAAGATTGAATTGTATATAAAAATAGTTGGAGAATTGATGACTGCTAAATGTCAAGTGTTAGAAGAAATGTATAAAAATTATATGCAGATTATTAGAGCACATGTTAAAGATCATGTAGGATCAAAAGATAAAACTACTGATAAACCAGAAGATAAAGCGACTGTACAAGGTAAAGACAACACTTCAGAAAAAGTAAATACTTCAGGATTACCAGGTTAAAATAGTTCCTAGTGCAATTATAGCACTAGGAAATTTTACGTAATGTAAATATACAATTTATAGAGAAATCATCATCTTTTCTAGTATATATTTCTTTCTTAGAAGCCAATAGATAATTACCATTTATTCTTGTATCTGAATGTCCTTGTATTATGTATTCTTTATTTATTGTAAGTATGGTACTATCTATTTCAGATTTTATAATATTTATTATAGTATTATTCGTATCTATACTATTTTTAATATTACTAATATTGTCTAAATTAGTTGTTTTAATTACTTCTACTTTAGATTTAGTATCTATTGTACTATCATTATTTAATGCTACTGTAGTTGTATTGCCTTGAGAATCAACTCCTACTAAAGTATTATTATTCATAGTAACTGCTTTATTTTGAAACATATTTAAATCTGTATTAGTAAGATGTATTATATAACACTGAGCATTATCATCTATTGTCATACCTTCTATTCTAGAATTCGTAGATGCTATATCTGCTACCTGAAATATTACTTTATTATATTTTTCATCCGATGATGGAACAGACTTACCAACTGAACTTAAAAGATAAGTTTTATCAAAATCTATAAAAAATCTATAATTAGTATTGTAAACAGAATATTGATTACTCACATAATCTATAAATTTTATAACACTATTTAATATAGGAATTGAAAAGTTAGTAACCTCTTGATTTTTTGGTAGAGGTTCCATTAAGAGCTTCATATGGGTAAGATTAGAAAGTAATAATTCTAGCAAACCCACATTATTATATATTCCACTGATAGTACACTTATTATCGTTTATATTAGCTAATTTCATTAATCCTATAGTAATTAACCGTTGATTAGTAGAATCAGAATTAGCTGAATTATAATCTAAAGAATTATTATCATTTAAATTTTCATCCATAAAATATATAAATTGATCTTTTACATAAGAAGAATAAATTTGTATTGATTGTCCATATACAAATTTGTCTATATATAGAGTAATAAACTTTTTACTTTTATTTTTAATCATATCATCTATTAAAGTTTTCTCTAATGATATCTTTAAAAACATAAGTGGCATATTATATTTGTCGTAATCATAATTTACTATTAAATTAGTAATAGATTCTTTACCAAATTCTTTTAAAGTACCATCTTGTTCATACATTATCTTAATTTTATGTCTATATTTATCTGTAGTAATAGCCATAATATTACCTCCTTTAGAAAAAATAAAATAAGGTAAGGAATTACCCTTACCTTTATGTTTTATTCATCAAATTTTCCTTCAAATACTTTATTTAAGATTTCTTCTTTATAATCATTATCTTTCTTTATTTTATGTACATTCATTCCTCTTCTTTTTAAATCAAGTTCTATTAATCTATTTATATAATTTGATCTACCTCTAGTATCTTCTTTAGATAATGATATAACTACTTCATTTATATTTTTATTAAGTGTAATTATAATTCTCTCTTTATCCTTTCCAACAGCCATAATATTCTCCTTAAAATAAGGTAAGGAATTATCCTTACCTTAATAATCAAATTATTTCATTTCTATAAAATCATCTTTAAATACAAATTTTCCTTCCAAGAAATAACATCCAATATTATTCACATATCTAATACCTTGTCTTATATAAGGTTTACCCCCATTATTTTCATCTAATACAGATAATATTGTATATGAAACATTTCTTGATTCACATTCTAATTTCTTTTTAATTACTTCATCAAAGGATAATTCATGTAAAGCGTCTTGTTCAAGTAATATCAATTGTAGTTCATTATAATCATTAATTATTTTCATATTATTTCACTCTTTCTTTTTTATAATCTATCAAAGTCTAATTGATTATGTATAAAGTATTCAGCATTAATTGCTTTCATTGTTTTAGGATCGGATAAGTTTACTAAACTTTGTTCTACATTTTTACATTCAGGTGTAGTATAATATATTTGTTGCTGATATGAAATATCAATAGCTTTAAATCTGTTTTCAAATTCGATTGATGATATTTTTAATTTATCATTTTCAATTCCATTCCAAACAATATTCATATCACTATTATATCCATTCAGGATTTTATAATTATCAATAGCTCTCTGTAAGATAGACATAGCCGTAGTCACATTACATAACATTTTTATATTTCTTTCCTTTACTGAAGTCAATGTCATAAATAATGACATTAAACCATTCATTAAGGTTAATGTTTGTTTTTTTGTGTCTCTATCGACTAAATATCTATTCATAAGATTGTAACTGTCTATGAAATATGATTCATCTCCTTTTCCTGTTTTCTTAGGTCGGAAGATAAATATATTGTCATTAGTTGCAACTAGTTGATAATTATAAATATCTTTTGTTAATATTAAATGTGGAATTGAATGTCCTTTCTTTTCATTCCTTAATATTAAATCATATATTATTACACCTGTTTCAAATGTACCTTTTATAAAGTAAATATCAGGAAGATATTTACATAATAAGTCTAATAAATCTATATTGAATTGTATCATATCATCTATAGACTTATCTGCGTTAAAATTAGATTGTGATTTAAAATTATAATTTTTATAGAATTGATTATTTATGTATGGACAATTCTTAGAGTATATTATATAGAAATTAGTTTTAACTCCTATATATCTGAAGAACTCTCTATAATGAGCACATATATTCACAATACAAGAAGATAAAGTAGAATACTCTTTCATCTCATAATTATTACTGTATAATGATTTCACTATAGAATATACATCTATGTATATATTCATTTCACTAGCATTCTTATATGCTTTGAAACTATTCTTAACTAATTCTGACATTCTATCATATCTTATTAAATAAGAATTGATTATTTGTTCCATTAAAATTTTAGCCATCATTCATCACCATTTTCTATATCATGTAACTGTCCATCATTACCTAAAAATTTATTATGCCAATTTCCATCATTACCTAAGAATTTATTATGCCCTCCATTTTTATTTTCTATATCATAGAATTTTCTATCTTTATAATCTAATTGGCATTTTAAATTTGGTTTTCCATCTATATTTTTAATCATTTCTATTTCATATAAGCCATTATCTTTATTATTTAATCTTAAAATTGTATTAGATAATAATATTGTAGAAATAGAAGGAATATTTAATGGTATTGTCGCAGGTTTAAATGGTTTTGTGAGTGGAAAATTAGATTCTTCTATCAAAGTAACAGTCATAATTAATATAATATTTACAGATCTACATAATTCAATAATTCGTTTTAAAACATTATTTATATTTTTACAATCACATATTTTTTCATTTATATCATTACTATTACTACGTTTAATACATTTATTATTTAAAATGTAAACAGTAGGAGTAACTATATCATATAATTCTGTTTTTGTTTTGGATATCATTTTAAATTTACAATATAAATCATTTATATCAATTTCATATGTAAATCTATGTAAGTAATTTTCTTTTTTATCAATTAAATTACACTCACATTCATCATCTAAATCATCATGTATGATGGTCCCCTTATCATAACCCTTAACAATATTATTTGCAATCTGAATAGCTAATGTTCTTTTATCACAGTCTTTTTTACCTATAATTAATACTAAAGGATTATCTGTTATTACAGGAAATAAATCTTTATCATTTTCTATAAAGTCTAATCCTGTGAATCCTGTTGGGTAAATTTTCTTATATAATTTATTATCCATTTATATAGCTTCCTCCTCATTATTTAAATCGAAATCACTTATAGGATCATAGAACTCTGATGAATCTACTTTAGATATATCAACACCAACTTGTTCTAATTCTTCATTAGATAAAGCACTAGTTAATGACGGAAAGAAATCTTCTCTTTTCTTTAACTCTGTTATTATTTCTTTTGTATCCCCATACTTTTCTCTTACCATAAATACAGTAAGATTATTAGCACCTTCATCTGATAATTGAACACCTTTGCCCATTATTTCTTTTCCATCACCATTCATATACCATCCTCTGATATCTAATTGTTCTGGTCTTTCATTAAATGATATTCTTCTTAATGCTTTAAATGTATTACCTTTCTCCTCTACTATTTCATTTAATTCTCCAAGTTTAAAACTAAATTCTGACATATTATTTTCCTCCTGTTTTTAATATTATTCTATTATTTTTATCAATATCAAATTGTATACCTGTTATACTATTACCCTTTTCATCTACAACACCAACTCCACTTAGTGTAATATATTCTCTACCTTTTTGTAATATCGCTTCTATAAACATTCTCAAATCCATTTCCATTTATTTTCCTCCTTATATTTTGATGTAAAAAATAAGAGGAGAATCAAACCCCTCTTATTTATTTAATAACTACATTTCTGGTATACACATTGCAACTGCACCAATAGCAGTAGGTTGACCAAATATTTGTGCAACCTTTTGTAATTCTGTTCTATCTATAGCACTTATAGTAATAGCATAATCTACCAATGGAGTATTAGTTCTATTATTATAGATATTATAAGCAGCATTTACTGGAGATATAAGATTAATAGTATAATCATAATAGTTTACTACTTCACTACCATTTACAGTTGTTTTATATTTATATCCATAAATAGCTTTGATGAATTCTATTAAGTTTAATCCAGAAACTTTTACTAATATTTCTCCTCCACCATTATATCCATTAGATCCTTGTTCTGTAATTCTTTGTCCCCAATTGATATTTCTATTAGCATCTTTAAGCATAAATCTTGATAAAGCTTTCTTAGCATCGTCATTCAAATCATATACTTTATTAGTTTTGTAAATAGAAGTCATTGATTGTAATGCTTGAGCAGATTCAGAATAGTTGCTATTATTGTTATTTCTTAACTTGTCTTTTATTTGTACTAATGCTTTTGGAATACCCTCTCTAGCAGGTACATCTCTAAAATAAAATACTAACTCTGGTTGTCCGTGAATTCCTGGAACTATAATTGCCCCTGCAAGGTCACTAAATACTTTTGACATTTTGTTAGCAATGTTCTTAGCTAATAGATTAGCTGTTGTTACACTAGTTTGATGTGCTCCTACAAATTCTTCTTTTTCAAAAGTGATAATGATATTGTCCTTTTCATCTGTTGTTTCTGCTTGTCCATCTGGTTTTACAAAACCCATCTTTTGATTTTGATAAGCCTCGATTCTACTTTTTGCACTGTCCATTTGTTCTAGTTGATTAAAATTTTCCATTTTAAAATCCTCCTCTTAGTCTTAAATCATATTATAAACTAATATGATTTAATCATAATATATTTATTTTATTCAATTATATAATATATAATTATATTATTGTTTACTTTGTAATATTTTATTATTAGCTACAATATCTTTTAGATTCATATATACATCATTATTTCTCTTAATTGACTCTTTTAATGACTCTGTCATATATTTACCTTTGTCATATGCAATAATAAATATATTATTGTTAATATCACATACTAATTGATATGATCTTTTTACTTCATTCATATTTATAGAATAATTAAATGGTATAACATATGTTTTAAGCATTTCACATGAAGTTATTTTTTCTATTTCATATCTATGTAATGGTTGAAGTTCTGTTCCCTCTGGTTCCATAATAGGAAATGAAACTCTTTGTATTCCAAATCCTTCTAAAAAATCATACATGAAATCATTCTTTTCTAATAGTTCTTTTAATGATTTTACATAACCTTCATGAAAATCGTCATTCATTTTATTATCTAAATTTTCTAACACATTATCCATTCTAGATAGATATTTCTTATCTATTAGAAATAATAAATCTTCTATACTATCATCTAGATAAATACTATATTTTTTATTTTCTACAATTCCATTACAAGCCAATACTTCTTTAAAATCATGACCTTTCATGATTGTATTTTGAGATATTGAAACCCCAGAAAATTTCAAATACGGATTTTGATTCATTGTCTCACTAAAGATATCTGATATATGTTGTCTACACACACACCAAGGTTCAGCTGTAGTTTTTTCTTTAACATCAGACATTCTAAATATAGATAACACAACATCTTGTAGTTTGTCTCCCATATCTACAATGGATATAAAAAGACTTCCATGAGGAGTTATTCTTATATAATTATCTAATAATTCTTGTTTAGATATTTTTATAAGTTGTCCATCATTTCTTTTACAATTAAAAGTATTCTCATTCTTAATTCTTACAACTCTTAGATTCAAATTATTATTCAAAGAATGTTTATAATAGAATCTATCACCGTTATAAATTTCCATATTCATTATTTAAATCCCCCTGACTTTTCTATTATCTCATGTTTATGAACTTCTATGAAATAATATCTTTAAATGGAAAATTATATATTTCTTTGTAATGATTTAGATTTGAAAATTCATCTATTATTATTTGATTTATATCAAATTCAAAATCAATATAATTAGAAATATTATTATGAATTATTTCTAATTGTATATTATCGTTACTTTCTTTTTGTTTAACGTTAAATACATTCATTTAATCACCCCTTTAAATTTATACAATACTATGTTTATGATATAGTAAAAAACCATTACCAAATACATTTATTATAATACTTTAAACTTGTATTAATAGTTCCCATTATAGGATTAGCAACAAATTTAGCACAGGATTCATGTTCACCTTCGTGTTCATAACTATATACAATACCTTCCATAATCTTATCATCTATACCTGCTTTACCTACTGGATATTGTTTTAATATTAAATCTGGTGGTACTGCTATACCTATATTTAGTAATGGAGGCATTACGAATCCATATTTATTTGATAATTCTGATAATGAATTATAATTAATTTTTTTATTTTTAGAATCAAATTTAGCTAATAAAAATACAGGCTTAGTTTTAAATTTATATCTTAAAGTATGTTGGATTATGGCATTTTCAAATGCCATATGTTCACATTCTTCTAAAATAGAATCAAATAACATATAATTGTCATCTACATATTTAGCCCATTCTGACATCAATAAATATAATTCTTCATTGATTAACATAGACTGACGAACATCATATCCTTTTCTATTTATAGGATAAATTAATCCATTTTTCTTAACTACTCCAGCATTCATTCCATCTATTTTTTCAGTAATTATAACTATATCATTTTTATTACGTAAAGAAGTGGTAAATTGATATTGATTTTTCTCACTTAATAATATATCGTGATTATCAATCATTTTACTTCCTGTTAAATGTCCAATATGTCCAAAATTCCTTGGTATTACTTTTCCTTTGTATATCTCTGGTAAATTTTTAAACATAATAATTCCTCCTTAAAATTAAAGTAGGAAATTAATCCTACTTATATATTACATTTCATTTATAATTTCTATTATATCATCAGCTTCTTTTCTATCTGATTCTTTTTTTTCATCTAATAAATCATCATAGTTAGTATTCATTTGTCTTTCCCATCTATTCACATCTGACTTTGGTATTGTAATTGTACCATATATATTTCTTTCTGATTTTGAAAACACATATCTCATCCAATCACTCCAAGTTACATGAGCATAATTAGCTAATTGTTCTCTTAATTCTTCTGGATTTATTCTATTTTCTTTCCAATCTTCATAATCTTTTAAACTAAGAAATACCTCTTTACCAAAATGAGTTTATCCAATACTAAAATTAATTAGAATAAATCTATATTGTATACCTTTATCATTTTCAGCATATACATATATACCATATTCATTCGAGTCTATTCTTTTTACTGTAACTTCTATCACATTATCTTTTACAATATGATATAATTTAGTACCTAATTTTATACAATTAGATGATATAGATTCTGCATTTATTTTATCCATATTATTCACCTCTTTTTATTTCTTTAATATTTTCTAAAGGTATAAATTTATCACCATTAAATTTTACAATAAATTTATTACTTCTATTTATCAATACCTCCAAGATTTCAAAATCATCTTCAGATAAAGTTTGTATTTCCCCAAATATATCTTCTACATAAGGAATTCGTGGTGTAAAATGAATTATTATTGGTTTAAATTTAGATAATAATTGTTTTGATATTTTTTCTTTTATATCATTTATAATATCATCATACAATTTAAAACACTCGTATAACTTACCACAATATGAAAAATATACATTGTTATCTATTAATTTGATATTTATATTATTCATACATTTTAATAAACAATCATAATTTTCATCATAATATTTAGAATATTCTTCTATTACAGATTTCAATTTAAAAGTTATGAAATATTTTGCCTTTGTAAGTTTTTCTTTCTTTTCTTGTATATAATTACAAGTATTTTCTATATGATATAAATGATTATTAATCTCAGACTCCTCACTCTCATCATAGTCTACCTTAGAATTATTCTCAAATTTATGTACATAAGGTTTAAATGGTGTAAGAGATTTAGCTAATTTTTCTTTCATTTCCTTTAAACAAGATTCTTGAGCATCTTTTAAATTATCTTTACTTATAGGAAATAATAGATGATTCAATTTTTCATTATTTATAATAGATATAATAGATGAATCTATACCCCTTATTTTTTGTAATTCTTCATTAGATATAGGATGAAATGAACTCATAGGTTCTTTTCTACAATATCTTTGTTTTTCCTTATTAGTAGATTCTTGAACATCCTTTAATCGTCTAAAATTATGTGGGTATTTAAATAACCCCCATTCTTTTATAACTTCATCTTTATATAAAATAAAGAAGCATCTTGAACATAATCCCTAATATCTTTTAAATATATACTACCTTGTGTATCATTTTTATATAAAGAACCTTCATCTTTTATTTTTTCTTTAGTTCTTTCTTCTTCAATATCTTTTAAATATTTAGCACCTTGAGTATATAAGCAATCAAACAATCCCTCTTTCTTTTCTTCTTTATTAAATATTTCATCTTTATACATCATGGTAGGTAATATATCAGTGGCACCAAAATATTTACCTTTATATGTATTCTTAACTTCGCCTTCTACTGTATGATATATAATTTGACATACAGATGTATTAGCATAAATTCTTAATGGTTGAGTTACCACTATTTCTAATGTCCAATTTCCATGGTAGCCTACATCACCCGCACCAGCTGTAACGAACACATACATACCTAATCTACCAGTAGATGAACGCCCTTCTAAGAAAGGTACATATTTATTAGTTTTCGTATATTCGTTTGTCTTTCCTAAATATAAAACTCCTGGTTGAAGTACTAGCCCTTCTGGTGGTATTATAATTTCTTTAGTAGGATTATTATTTTTCATATCTAATGGAAGTTCTGTATAAACTAATAACTTTTCATTTAAAGTTAAATCATAACTATTCGGACCTAATTTTCCAGTATAACTATTATCTTTATAAATCCTTTCTGGATTAAAGTTATCAATATAAATATCCCCTCTTTTCACAGCATTAATTATTTCTTTATCTGACAAAATGCTCATTTTAATTTCCTCCTCATTTATATACAATTTATTTTTATCTAGTCATTTCTAAAAATTTAGTTGATAATACAACTTTGACTTCTTCTGGTTCTTTAGGTACACAATCTTTACAATGTTCTACTATTACAAAATGAGTATTATCAGATGTCCCACAACATTCACACTTTAAATCATTAGGTAATTTATAGTGAAAATATTTACGTGTTAAATTAACATTTTCTTTTCCACAACATTGACATCTACCTTTATTTATTTCTCCACAATTATTCATTTTAATTTCCTCCTCATTTCTATTATTCTGTTTACATTAATATAATATATAATTATATTAAAATTTATAAAGAATAAAAGGGGTGTTTTAAACCCTTTTATTATAGTTGATGTAATATTTCTTTAGTAGTTTCATACACAATATCATATTCATTTGTATTCATATCATTGGTATGGAAATATATATTAAACACAAGATCTTCATTTTTATCCAAAACTAATATTTCCATATTAGTTTCTTTATATATATATGTAAATATAGTATTCTCTGTTGTGAATATTAATGTATCGTCACTAATGATTAGAGTTTTAAAGAATTCCTCGTTATTTATTTTTCTTAAATTATGTATATTAGAAAAGATGCGTAGTATATACATAGCTTCTTTCTTTACAATTTCTTTAATATTATTGTATTTATTTATAATAAAATGTGCTCTAATATTATTAAAATCTTTTGGTGATATTTTTATCATATTATTATAGAGATTTTGAAAATTCCAATCATTAGCATAATTGATTAACCCTATATTAACTTCAATTGTTTTTACCATCATCATTTTAATCATCTCCTATTTATTTAATTATTTGTTTTTAACAATAATAAAAGTTTATCTAAACCACTCACACAAAAATCTTAATTCCGCATATGCTTCTGATGATACATCATAATCATCTTCTATTTTAATATTTCTATCTATATACTCTTTGTGTTTTAAATATTTTTCGTAGTCTTTTTTATCTTTTATTTTTTTCTTTTCTTTTTCTTCTTTATTTATTGATGATATTTTTATTTGCTTCATATTTATTTCTTGTTCTTTTTGAAATTCATTACGTTTTATTTCCCAATATCTTTGATCTGTATAGAATTCTTCGTTTATTACTGAATCTATTTTCTTTTCTATTTTAACATACCATTCTGGTATCCCTTCTAAATATTCAATAAATCTAGGTTCTGGATGTTGAACAATTAACATTCCATCCTTTTTGATAACTTTAGAAAATTCTTGTTTAATTGTATTCGTATTTCTACAAGCTTTTATTTTACGGTATCCTAACCTATCAGAATACATTTCAGCTACTTCAAAATTTATTTTTCCTTTTCTTTTTGAATGAAATCTATCTGATATAGAATTATTAACATATTCATTATAATCTCTAATATTATCATACAATGATGATAAAAACTCATATTCATTATAATACATTCCAGCAAACATTATTTTTCCATCACTAAATTTAACACATACAATATCTATAAAACCCATAAATAACAACTCCTTTTAAAAATTAAATTGAATTAACCCAATTTATTACAATTCAATTATTTTCAATAATATATCTTTTATATAATTTACCATGTTTTGATTTATATTTCTATTTAGACTTATATCTAGTATAGGTTCATTCTCATTGTATATAATGTAAGTTATATATTCATCATATAATTTACATTCTGCCACTAATGTTTCTTTTGTATTAAACATAATATACAACGACTGTCCTTGTGTATTTATTATGTAATCTTTAATTTTATTTTCATTATATAATTTATCTAATATTGGTATTTTGAGTATGTTATTATTTAGAGTAATCAATGTCTTAATAAAAGATATATTATTATCATTAACCAAACTAGTATCATAACTAATATCTGCTATAAAATTATCATCTGTAAACTCGAAATTAGCAATTCTACCATCTTCAATATCACATGTACTTGTAAATTTAGTAAATATAATATCTAATATTTTATATTGATTTTCTCTACTCAATCTCTTAATACCATCTGAATTATCATACTCTCTTATTGCTCCTAATCTTTCTCTTTTTATTAAACCTAATTTATTCATTTTAATACACCCCTCTAATAATATTATTGTATTTATTCATAATTATAATATACAATTATAATATTCTATTTTTACATAAAATGTAGGTTGGTTAATTCCAACCTACATTACATTAATTAGGTATATTAAAATGAGGTAGCAAAAAATGTCATTAATATGTTATGGAATCATTAATAATCTAATATTTTTTAATAAATCAATACTATATTTTATTGTACTATGATTTATTTTATATACAGCATCTGAAAAAGGTGTATCGTTATAATACTTAGTAAAATTAAATCCTTTTTCATGTTCACATAATATAGGTAAATATCTATTAAAGTCATTAAGTATCTTAGATCTTATAGTAAATAATTGTTTCTTTTCTTCAAGATCTATTTTAGGATTATAAATCTTCTCCTCCAATAAACTATTCATATACCAAAGTTTACATAATTCATAAGCCATAGGATAATAGTTATCTGTCTTTTCATAGTTCTTTAATAACTTATGGCATTTAGAATATTCTAGATCATAGTTTATTTTTTTCATATTCTGTATTAATAAATTACCATCATCATCAAACCCAGCAGGAAATTCTTTTACTTCTAACATTACAGATTCTTTAATAGGATTTTTATCTAAATATTGGCTCATTAATTTAATTATATTACTAGGGTTAAAATCTTTAATCAACCCCTCATATAATTTAATCAATCTTTTACTCTTAGATTTATCAAAGTCTTTTGGTATAACAGTAGAACTATCTTTTCTTAATATTGTAGTCTTAGATGACTTTAATATTGTATCTACGAATTGAGAACAAATCATAGCATTATTTGGTTTTATAGGTCTATTTAAAAAAGCTGTTATAGCATTAAAGAATCCATAACTATAATCTTTAGATTTTATTTCTTCTACTTTTGACTTCATTTTATCTACTTTAAACTTAGGTAATACTATACCATAAACCCCTATCACTGATTTATCATTCTCTTTTAAAAATTTATCAATAGACTCTGTTATAAATCCATTTACGGTAGCTTGAAAAGAATAAATAGTTGATAAATCACTTTTAAATGATATACCTACATGAGAATACTTAGATTCTGTTAATTTAGTTATTATCTTACCAAAGCCTGTCCCAGTATATGATAATACAATGTATACAGCTTCCTTAATATCATCTTTGACACTAGATTCTGTTATAGATACATTTTCATTCTCCATATTAATTAATTCATAATTAAACAGTTTAGATTCCAATTCAAATCTTCTCATTTGATTTATTTTTAATCTTGTTTTCAAATTAAATGGTATTTCTGGATTATGTCCTAATTCTAATATAGATTGTTTTCTAGAATTAATTAATTTTATATCTCCAGATTCTTTTATTTGTTTATAATCTGAATATAATTCTTGTAATTTTCTTAATCTTTCTTTAGACATATCTAAATACTCCTGAGTGACTATGCCATTACATAATAATTTATATTCCTTAAACCATTTATTTGTATTAATATTTTCTCCTATAACTAAATTATCTGGCAAGACATCAAAGAAATTGCTGGTAATTAAAGCATTATAAACCCCCATATCAATTAATTTTCCAGCATCATAATATGGAATATCTTCTATATATGAGAATATACTTACACCATCATCTTTTGAAGTTGTATCATTATCTCTATTAATATCATTTTTAGATTCTTCTAAAATCTCTAGAGTTAATTTCCCTGTTATCATAATAAAATCTCCTCCTTTTATATTATTCAAATGTTTTACATAAAAAATAAAAGAGGAATTACCCTCTTTTATTTTACAATTCATTTTCTGGTATTAATCTATTATCACTTGTTACTTTAGGCACTTTTAATCCTTTATTCATAACATCCTTTATCCTTTTAACTTCTTCAAATACAGATATATATTTATCAAAGAACCAATCACAATTCATTAATTCTACGAAATGCGGATTATCATTCATTAATCCAGCTAAGTATATTTTCTCTTTAAACTTATGTACAAATTCTGGAGATAACCAACATTTTCTAGACACCCAACTCCACATATTAGAATCATAATTATCAATATCTATTAAATGTTCTTTATAGTTATCCAATGTAATATAAGTGTCAGTCAATTCTTTTTTCTTTTCTTCTTTATTTATATTATTTAAATCTATATTATTAAAATATTGTCCAGTGGTAAGATTGTACATATCAACTTTTATTTCATCTTTAGGAATACCATATTGTTCTGATATACTTTCTAAAAATGAATCTAATTGTTCTTTATCCGTACTTGGTATATCAGGTGGAAGTGAATATGTAATATTTTGATCTTGATACCTAGATGCTCCTGGTATTGAAAATGGATAAAATGGAGGTATATTATTATTCATATAAGGTAGTATATCATCTTTGTTTTTATTCTTAATAGACATATTATGCATGTCACCACAGATATCCATATCTTCATCTTCATATAATTCTGGAGATTCATAATCAATATCTATAGTTTCTTGTAAGTCATCAAAAGTATCTTTATAATCATCCATAAATTTTTTAGATACTTTTAATTCTCCTTTAAGTACTCTATAACAAATCCATTCCCATTTTAGTTTATCTTCAGCAAATCTCATAAAACCCTCAGTCATTTGAGCATACTTAGAAACCATATACCAATTTATTGTTTTTGTATTAAGAATACTTACTTTGTCTATCATAAATTCTCTTTCCATATTTTTAAGTGTTATTTTACAACCTTTATATTCTGTAGTATTCTTCATAGATATTACTGCATTTATATTTTTATCATTAAATAATTTATTTAGAAAATTAGCAATTTTCATAGGCTTACCTTTAAAGTTATTTAATTTTATAGAAAAATCAAAGTAACCATCATTGTTATTAATATTATCAGGACTTTTCATTTATAATTCCCCCTTAGCTTTGTTTAAAACATCTTGAAATTTTATTATGTAATCTTCTTTTTTATGACTATCTTTATTTTCTTGTTTGGTATTGTGTAATGTATTATAAATATTATAAGCTGGATTTACAGATTTAATTAATTCACGTCTATTCATTATCATATATTATCTCATCTCCCTCAAGGATATAATATACAATCATATTTCTTAATTAATTCATTAAGGAATCATCTTCATTTGTATTGTTTAGAAAGTCATCATTATTTAGAATTTCTAAAATATCATCAGATATTTCATTTATCAATTGATAACTCTTGGTTCTTTTTCTTGTAAATTCATTATAAGCATAATATCCATTCTTATCTCTTTCTATAGATAGATTCTTATAACTAATTTTATGCATATTTTCTGATATAATTATTTTATATTTATTTAGAAGATTAGAGAAAGTTGATTCTATTATTTCTTTTCTTAATTTAGATTTATAGAAACCTTCTAATTCTATTTCTAAATTCTCATCAAAGAAATATTGGTTCTTATCTAATAATTTATGTCCAGTCATTAATTCATACATTATATTATGATCTACATAAGATTCTTTTGTAAGAAGTTGTTCTAGATCTTCTTGCATATCTTCTGCTTGACTAGATTTTAATAACTTATTAGATATATCAAATTCTTTAGAGATATCTTTTTTATTTGTTAATACAAGTTTACCATCTTGTATTCTATATAGTTTCTCCAAGAATTCATCTCTAGAATATAATGGTTCTACAAATGTATTTTGTACCATAGCAGGTACAATATATTTTATAGGTCTTTGTTGAATAACATTATTACCTTCAGCTGAACCAGAAACTATTGGATTACAACTTCCCATAGCCATATATTCATTAATATTCCAAATCTTATCTTCATTATTTTCTAATAGATTTTGTTTTATCTGAGCTAATGTATTAATTAATTGTCCAAAGTTATTGTTAGTAAGTCTTAGATAATTATATTTCTTTTGATCATAAATAGATTTTTCTTTTGCTATTTGTTTAGCTCTATATTCAGGCATCTCTTTATTATTAGGATTATCTCCACCATCTTTTACATCTATTTGTAAATTATATGGTGTTATTTCATCATCTAATATCCAAGCACGTTGTTTACCATCATCATCTATATAGTATACTGTAGTACCTGGAGTGATAACATCACATGATTTAAATCCCATTACTTTATCTAAGAATTCTAATAATTTCTTTTCATAAGAACCAGTATAAGAACGTTTAACTCCATCTGACCATAAATAATCTCCAGATATACTTCTGTTAGAAAGCATTTTCTTTTGAAATTCTGGATCATCTGTTACATATAATTTACCATGTGTTCTCATCATACTTTCATTACGTTGTTTTATATATTCTTGAACACATTTTTCACAACAGAATCTATCATACTTAGCTTTATTCTCATCCCATTGTGTTTCTTTACCACATATAACACAAGTTCCTTTTTCTTTCTTATTTACTAAATTAAATATAATTCTAGTAGCAGTATAATTCTCAGGAATAAAATCCTCATGATTTTCATCTACATGCTTTACTAGTTTTTGTCTATCTAATTTATTATCACAATAAGGACATGAGTATTTCTTCTTATATATAGATGATTCTATTAGATAAGCTTCTTCTATTGATTTATCTTTTTTATTTAATTTCAACTCATATATGTTATCTACATCATCTGAATCACATAAATTAAAATTCATATCTTTTGCTAATTTATTAGATGGTATATTTTTTTTTATAGCACCCCACATTATCTTTTTTAAACCTTTTTTATTAGATATCGAATCTATAGCTTCATCCACCATTAATTTAGTTAAACTTTTACCTCTATATTTAGGTTTTATAGCTACAGCAGTATATGCTTTAGTTTTATCATCAAAAATATATAATTCAATAAATCCCATATTTTCTTTCCCATTTTTATATACTTTTCTATATACACAATTTCGAGAATTTGTAAAATGACCATTCGGTTTTGAAAAATCGCTTGGAGCTAACTCATATTTTTCATCTTTAGACAATGAATTTACAATATCAGTAACATCTGAAAATTTATCTGAGTAGTTTATATCAATCTTTTTAAGATTCAATACATTTTCTGCAAAAGGAAATAGTATACCCATATTATCACTCTCCTCATTTTCTTTAATAGTAGACTTTATTTTATTTCTAAAATCAGTTAAATAATTATTATCTTTAATAAGTGTTGATAAAGGTTGTCCTTCTTCCCCGCCATTTATTATTCTTTTAAATTGTCTTAATTTTGATATTATAGGAGATGTACCTTTAATTATTATAGGTTTATCTGTCATATAAATCAAATCTTCTTTAGACCCTATCATTACATAATAAATTTGTACACCTTCTATTATGATTTTAATATTATTTTTTAAAGCATGTGAAATACAAAAGTAGATAAATTTTTTAGCAGGAATTTTACCTTTTTCATCTTTCCAATGGTCTTGAATAGATTTTTTATATTGAGGATTTTCATTTATAAATTTTGTTAAAAAATGATTTCTTGAATTATCAAAATTCCATTCTAATCCATCCAGTTCAACTATATCTGCTTTATGTTGAGTAGCTAATTGAGATGCTAAAGTAGATTTTCCTCCACCAGATAAACCAGTAATTAATAATACGGGATATTTATCATTCTCCCATTTCTCTAGATTATTAGAAAAATCTTTTTCTGAAATAACCATACCTTCATTTATACCTTCTTTATATTTTTCAATCCATTCCCAATTCCAATCATATAATTCTGCTGTATTATTACCATATTTAAATGGATGTCCATCTTTTCCAGCATCATCTATAACTCTTATTTTACCAATACATTTTATTTTAACAGGTTCTGTAACCCAAGTTTCTCCTGTAATTTTAACGTCAGGAACTTCTTTAGAATTAGGTTTATGAGTTTTGATATTTGAATCTTTAGGAATATGTACATACAATTCCATACCTTTCATTCTCATAGAAATTCCCATTAAAGCTTTATTTATAGAATGAGCAAAACACACTCTTTTTGTTGTACTATCTTCATAGTCATTCTTAGTAAAATAATTATCTGGTATTCTGGGATATAAAGTTTTATTATCCATATTATCTTTAGAAAGAAAATATAGATGTTGAATTGTATTACCAGATTCATTTATACTAACACTAAATCTTCCCATTTTAATCACCTCTTAGTATAAAGTTTAAAAAAATAAAGAGGAACAAAATCCTCTTTATTATGATTATTAAATTTTAAGCAATTTCTTTTGATAAATCATTTATGTAATTCTCTAATTCTGGAAATATTATTATTATGTTTTCTTTAAGTTCTTTATGTACAGATTTCCTAATATCTACAGCTCCAATTTCTATTCTACTTATAGTTGATCTAGATGAATCAACTAAATCAGATAAATATGTTTGAGTCATTTTATGTTGTTTTCTAAGGTAAGCCAACATCGTACCTATTATGTAATTTTCATTCTCTGTATCATAATCTTTTTCTAATATGTAATTATAATCAGCATTAAATAGTTTAGCAATAAATTTTATCAATTCTTTATTCATGTATAATACTTTGTCATTCTCATACATAGCTATAGTAGTTTGAGATACATTACATTTAAAAGCTAAATCTCTTTGTGATAAACAATTTTGTTCTCTTAATAATTTAATTTTATTCCCGATACTCATTTTAATCACCCCATAATTTTATTTATTATAAAGAGGATTTTTATATCCTCTTTAAATCATTTTCATGTTTACTCTACAGTAGGTAACGCTTGGTATATATCTTGTAACATTTTATATTCTAATGGATATTCTATAAATATATTTTGAATATCTCCAAAATCATAATTACCTTTAATTATATCACCATATGAAACACGTGATACTGATGTTTGATTCATTTTATCAATATCATGGAAATTAGTTAATAATGCTATTATTAATTGTGATAAATATACTTTTTCTTCTATACATCTAGGGAAAATACTATCTATGTATTTTCCTAATTTAGAATAATCTTTATCATTCTTTATTTCATAGAAGTCTATAATATCTTTTATTATTCTATCATTTTTATAATGATATTCCTCATAATTATTTGCTGGTATCTTTTCATACATAATATTTAAAGTATCTCCATCAAAATCATCTAAATATTTTCTTGAATTACTATTATTAATTTTCATGAGAGATACATCCATATCTTCTAAATTGTTTTGTTCTATAATATATTGCACGATCTTATTAGAAGATAAAACCTTATCTGTAATAGATGGCTTATTAAATAGTAAAAAGCTGTAATACATACAATTGAATTCACTATATGTACTTGGTATAACAGCAATTCTAGCATAATCATTTTTAACCAATATTCTTATCATATTTTTTAATTCAATATATTCAAAACTTTTAAATTCTCTTTGAGTTCTTACATCTGTTATTTTTTCATCTGTATTATACTGTATATATGATATCCAATCTCCTGTTACTACAAATTTAATACCTAAATTCATATCTTTCAATTTCATTTTTACAACACTCCTTAATTTTATTTATATTATTCACTATTATAATATACAATTATAAATTAAAACCTTAACAGTTATTTTTTAAAAGTTAAACTATTAATTAAATTTAATTATATAGATCGTGAGGTGATTTTATGTGGCAGCTATAAGAGAATATGTATTATCTAAAGATAATTATAATAAACCTAAAGTATATGAAGGTGATGATGCTGTAGCCATATTATTAATAAGACTATTCTTATTAAACCCAGGAGAAATAGAAACTCATCCTGATATGGGTATAGGAATACATAAAAATTGGAGAAATATGTTTATGGAAGACATATCATCTCTAACGTTAGAAGTTGAAAAACAAATAGCGACATACCTACCAAATTTATCTAATGTGAGTATAGATATAAAACAATCAACCACATCCAAAGGTGTTTTGACTATAGAAATACAAGTAGAAAACACTATATATAAATTAATAACTAATAGTGAAAATAATACAATATCATTAAGTGATTTATAATAGAGGAGGAATATAAGTTATGGAAGATCAATTATCTTTATCTGATATGAAAAAGAAGAAAACAATAAGTTCTGAAGAAGCTATTAAGCTTACAGAACAAGCAAAGAGAGAAGAAAAATTAAAAATCTCTAATGAAAAAACTAAGAAAGAACAAGATGAAGTTCTAGGATTAGTAGATAAAAGAATAGAAGAACTAGCAAAAGAAAATGAAGAATTCAATAACGCAAAACAAGAAGCAATGAAAGTTAAAGAAAAAGAATTAGAAAATATACCATCTGATTCTGAATATGATGATTTAGATATTCCAGATGATTATAAGAATAATGAAGATTTAGAAATAGTAGGAGATGATATAATGGATAATAAAGATGAAGAACTTGTTTTATATACGGAAGAACCTAAAGAAAAAACAACAAAAGTTGATTTAAATAGTGAATTTCCAAAATCTTCTATTGACTTAGAAGAAGAAAAACAAGAAGAAAATTCTACTTTAGAAATAGTTTATGATGATGAAAAAACTATAGAAGATATTACAGATCAACATTCTGTATTAGAAGAAAATAAAGAAGAATCTAAAGTAAAAATTATAGATAGAAAAAATGACCATACTATTATGAAATCAGGAGCATTATTATCAGAGAAAGATAATAGAAGAGATACTATTTTTGACGATAATGATTTTAAAGAGATAACTAAATCATCAGAAGATTCTGATAATAAAGATTATATAGATATTCCAGATGAAGAGTCTCGTATAGAAGAAGATAATAAAGAAGAAAAAGATTTAATATTATCCCAAGAAGAATTAGATAAAGCATTCGATGATATGAAAGGTAATCTTTCTAAATTATTACATCCTATTAAAAATGTAATTGATATGTCTACATTTAAAGTAGGATCACCAATAAATGTCAATAATGCTAAATCTACAAGACATAAAGATGTTATAGAACATGTATTATGGAATTCTAAAAGAACATTTTCTTTTGAAGAATTAGAAGGTTTTGAAGTTAATGAATTAGCAGCACCATTAGAAAAAGATGTTAGTGAATACACACAAACTTTAAGGAAATTCACTATATTATATGACCATATAAGAAGTAAAAAACCATCAGATGCAACTACATGGCTAAAGTCATTAAGAGATGATGATTTAGATCATGTATATGGAGGAGCTTATATAGGATCATTCAAATATTCTAATATTTTAGCTTCTCAATGTGAAAAATGTCAATTCCCTTATATAAGTGCAGATATTCCTATAATGAATATGATGAAATTTGAAACTGATAAAGTAAAACAAGAGTATTCTGATTTATTAAATAATCCTGATGATTCTCCTTATGTTATAAATGGTAAAGGTTATCAAATTTCAGATGATTATATATTAAAGATTAAATCACCATCAGTCTGGAAAACTAGAATGGAACCACTATTATTAGAACCAGAATTTAGAGCTAAATATGGAAGTATAATAAATATTCTTACTTATGTAGATACTATATACTATATAGATAGAGAAAAAGGTGAATATAGACCAATTGACTTTACTTCTGAATTTAAGAATAATGAACCTAATAGATTAAGAAAAGTATTAAAAAATAAAATTAAAAAGTATGGTACAATTATAACTAAAGAACTATCGTCTAATGAATTCCAAAAAATGTGGAATTGTATTTATAAAGAGATTAAAACTAATGATAATAGATTGAGTTATATATTACCTGAGAGAACTTGTCCTAAATGTAATCATGTAGATAAAGAATATAATATGACTGCTGAAGATCTCCTTTTTACTCGTCATCAGCTGGCTCAACTAGCAAGTATTTAGATAAACTTATAATGATAAATCATTATAAGAAAATCCCTTTTACAGAATTAGAGAATATGAGAAATAAGTTATTCCATAAACTGTATATGGATATTACTGCTAAAATGTTGACTGATGAAGGTCAAAGACAATTAGAAGGTGAAGCTATGGGAGGTACAGCAGCGTTACTTGCAGCTATGGGTTCTGGTATGTCTAATACAAAACAAAATAATCAGAAACAACCTCCTTCTAAGAAACCAACTAAACAGCCTAAAAGAAGGAGATGATGAAATTGAAAGTTATAGAACTAGATAGGATGGAATTTGTAAAACAAAATAATATATTAGAATATTCTTATTTTTCTAATAATCATGATGCTATCATGACTGTGTATACAATATGTGCATTATTTAAAAACTTCTTTATAAACAATTTATTTATAAATAATGATACAATATACTTTGAATTAAACAATCCTAAAAAACCAATACCTATAATTAATTCATCATCAATATATGATAAATATAACGTAAATTATAATATAAATAATAATACAATAGGTATTACAATGAAAAAGGTTTCAGGTTAATCCTGAGCCTTTTCTTTTTTAACTCAAAACTAAGAAAGGAGTATGATATAAAATGGAAAGACATGTCAAAATCGAAACACTCAACCCAGCAAGATTAATTAAAGAGAATAATCTTAAACAAATCACAAATCCAATATATTTTGTTAGTAGTGGTATTCCAACGTCAGATGGTTTATTATCTAATGATGTATTCGGAATATCTAAAGATCAAAGAGCAAATATATTTGCTTATGTTGATTTATATAAATCTTTTATAGATCCACTATCTTATAAAATATGGTGTAGAATGGATAGAAAAGTTAAAGAATGTGTACATGGTGTAAAGAAGTTTAAAATAAATTCTCAAGGATTATTAGAAGAAGATGAAAATGGGGATAATGGAATTGAGTTTCTTAAAAGTAATATAGATAAAATGAAATTTAAATCCACAGATTCATTAAAGAGAGATATTAATATAGACTTTATATCAAATAATAAAAAGAACGGTACACTATTCATAGATAAGTATATTATTATCCCAGCATATTATAGAGATGTAAATACAGGGAATAAATCATTAGGTGTTGGTGAAATTAATAAAATGTATAATTCTATTATAATAGCAGTAAATGCTTTGAAGGAAACAGATGACTTTGGTTTCTCTATGACATCTGCAACTATAGGAAGAGTACAAGAATTATTAGTACAAATTTATGATTGGTTTACAAAAGAACCAAATCTAGGAAAGAAATATGGTATTATAAAAAGATCTGTAATGTCCAAAACATCTGACTATTCTTCTAGATTAGTCGTCTCTGAAACTAATTTGAATGTAGAGTCTGTAGATGATTTAATGGTAGATAATAGGCATTGTGCATTACCTTTAGCATCTGCAATAGCAAATTTATTTCCTTATATATTATTCTATTGTAGAAGATTCTTTGAAAATGAATTTGGTGGTACTAATCAAAAAATATTATATGATGAAAAAGGTGAAGCCAAATTAGTACAAGTAAAAGAACCTTTTGTACAATTCTCTGATGATGTAATAAAGAAATATATGAAGAGATTTATTCATGGATATTCTAATAGATTTATTCCTATAGAAGTAGAATTAACAACAGGTGAAATTAGATATATGTATTTTAAAGGTAATAATACACCTAATACAGAAAAGAAAGAAGATATGGATGAGGTTACATCTATTTACAATAGACGATTAACATGGTGTGATTTATTCTATATGGCTGCTGTAGAAATGTGTAAAGATAAACATGCTTTAATTACTAGATATCCTATGAATACTTATTTTGGACAATTTCCTAACAAAATTAGGATATCATCTACAGTAGAAACAGAACCTGTATATATAAATAATGAATTCTATCCTTATTATCCAAAGATAAGAGAAGAAGATATAGGAACCAATACAAGTTCCAGTTTTAAAGATACACTAAACATATGTTCTTTAGCGTTATCATCTACTGAAGGAGACTATAAACCTCTCCATTGTAGTCTTCTTGGCAAAAGCCGAAACAAAAACTACCTTAACTGCTGGAAAGCCTTAGAAAGTTAATTAGCTACAACATAATTGGAAACTTTAAGTGTGAATGCTTGAGAATAATTAATAATTGGGTAATCAGCATCGAAGCCTTATTTAATATAAATAGGGAACGTTCAACGACTATCGAAAGCTATATACTAGTTTACATAGAGATATGTCTAGTTAAAAATAAGGTATAATAAATATACACGAAGCGAGTAGAGTAGGGATTATAAGCTTATGATAATTCCGAAAGAGGTAGCTTGAAGAGATTCAAGATAATATAGTCTAGGAAGATGAAAGTCTTCTGGTAGAGTTGCGTCTACAGGTTACACTAACATTTTTTAAATCGTCTTAATTTATAAATTATCAGATTACGATTTAAGAAATCTGAAGGATGGAGATCAATATAGTGTAAAAATTGCTTATACTTTAGAAGCAAATAAAGAATTAGATGAATATCTAAAATCAAAAAGATTTTATGTGGATCTAGGTGGTAAAAATGTAAGGAAGCCTACTAATGAAGTTATACAAGCTTTATATAATTTTACATTAATATTACCAGAGACACAAAGAAAATTAGAACCAATAGAATTCTATTAAAATATGATAGTAGGTTAATCCCTACTATCTTTATTTTGTAAAACTTTAATATTATAATTGTATATTATTATAGTGTAAAGATAAAATAATTATAAGAATTGTGCATCTTTAATTTAACACTAAATACATAATTCAAGAAAGAAGGGATGTTTATGCTAAATATATAAATACTTTATTCTCGACAGCGAAGGGGGTGAAGTAAATGTACGACGATAACACACATTTATAATACTATATTAAAAAATAGAGCACGAAATTGTGCTCTATTATTTTTTTATTTTGTTGTTGTATCTGTTGAAGTTGTTGTATTATTTGTTGATGTATTATCAGTTGTAGAAGTATTATTACTTGTTGTATTTGTACTAGAAGTTAAATCCTCTTCCAATTTTTCAATTTCAGTACTTTGATCTTTATTTTTTTGTTCTAAATCACTTATTTGAGATGTACAACTATCTACCTTAGCATTTAATGTTGTATTCTCGGATTGTAACGCAGTATACTTAGCTTCCAATTCGTCATAAGATGTCTTTAAATTTGTATAATCTGTATTTAATACACTATACTTAGAAAGTAATTCACTATTTGTTACAGCTGTCGTATTGGTAATAACTGTATCTTGAGTATTATCTCTATCATAATTTTCTACATTTAAAAATACTTTTTTTGTATCAGAAATATTCTCTTCTACTTTATGTCCTGATTTAATCATTTTTAATATTACCAATGTAGTTAATTCTATACTATATACAGCTCCTCTTAACGGTGGTGTTATTTCATATACTAATCTTCCTGGTGATGGATATACATTTACATTTTTTGTTGTTACATTAGACATTATTTATTCCTCCTTTAATCTATCCAAAAATCAATAAAGCTGAAATCTTCTTCTATAGTCTCAGCAGCTTCATCAGTATCTAATTCTAAAAATAATACGGTTTCTAAATTCAAATCCAAATCCATATTTAAAGTCCTCCTTATAGATATTTATTCAAATGTTAACCTAATAAAATCTTTACGTTCTTTTCAAGTATATATATAATAAATAATAATTCGTAAAATAAATATTTATTTGCTGTATATTGAATACCATCTATAGCATTAATATCTGAAAGGTCTACAGTATCATTATTTAAATACTTAATTATAATATTTCTATATTTTAATTCGTCTTCATAGTATAGATTATCAGTCCCTATTCTATTTACCAAATCTTCATCTATAAAATCTATTATTTCTAGATTAGGAAATTTATAATCCTTATATATTATCTTATAATAAGGCTCAGATCTATAAGAGAACACTCCAAATACATCTTGTATAAATTCTGCTTGTGAAGATCCTATATACTTTCCTATTTTCTTATCTTGTTTTTCTATTGCTCTAAATAATGATTTATCATATTCTAATATAAATGTATTATGTAATTCTATTTGTTGTGTTATATATAAGTAATCATCTAGAGTACTTATTAAATCATGTTTTTTAATGAATTCAACTGCGTAAGGATCATAGAAAAAATTAGTCATATTAGAAAAAATAAATGTCTCTACTCTATCAGAATAAAATAATACTTTATAATATTCTTTTAATTTAGATAGAGTTTGATCTATTAGTTCTATAAATTTATATTCAGATTTTTTAATAACTGTTTTAAACTCTGTTCCTATATTTTCTACAATAGCTACTAGATTCTCTACAACTTGTTTGTCTATATCGCTTGTGTCTGGTCTATCATATACCCATTGAATTTTATAAAAGTTGCTTAGATTATCTATAGTGTCTATAGTACAACTAACAATTTTAAATAATAATGGTTGTTTAAGATATTTTATTCTAAAGAAATCACCTTTCTTTGGTATAAACGTATTTGGTAATACATACGCTTCTCCTTGTAAAGTATCTGATTCTAAACCGTTATCAGTTATATTATAATTTACTTCTATTTGTTGAATCCCATATAGAATAAAGTCTTCTATTTTATTAAATTTTATAGGTGAATCTTCACCTAAATCTTTATATTCTTGCAATAGATTTTCATCTATTGATGTTTGGGTAGATGATTGATTATAATAATCAACAGGTGTTGGTGGTTGTTTATCATTATGAATATAGAATGGATTTTTTAATCTATTATTCATACCATCTATAAGATTAGATATAGTATTAGTATACTTTTTATTTGTAAATTTAGTCATTAGAAGATACCTCCTTTCAATTAATAAAATGTTTAACTTTCATATTTCGTAAAAAATAAAGGAGTGTATTAAACTCCTTATTTATTTTTTATAGATAAATTTTCTATTTCATAATACCAATTATATAAGATACTACTAATATCTTTATAAGACATATTACTTTCATGTGATAATGATTGTATAAATATCGATACATAATCATTAAACTTAAAATCTGAATTATCATTTTTATATTTACACATATTATGATAAAATTTTATCATTAGTTTTAAAGATGATATAGAATACTGTGATTCTATAAATATCTTGTTCATTTGTATCGAATCTGATACTTTTTGTTTCAATTTTATTTTACACACATACTCCTTATATATTTTCTAGTACTTCACTTCTCCAATCTTTTAAATAAACACCTATATGATAACCATCATATCCATTTTCATATAAGTATTTACAAAATTCTGTAAACACTCCTTCCCCAACTAAAGTTCTATTTCTTCTACATATACCAGCAATTTGTTCTAATATAATTATTAGTTTATCTTTATCATACTTATATTTTTCTTCTATATTTTGTCTTTTTAATTTTATATCTTTTTGTAGTTGGTTTTCTTTTTTAATGTCCATAATTTATTTCCTCTCTATTTATTTTATTTGATGACATAATACTATATTCTTATTATAATACACAATTATACAATCAAATATTTACTGATAAATTATAAGAGGGATAATCCCTCTTATAATTATTCTACTAACTTTAAATCCTTATAAATCGGAATAATAATAAAATATCTATCAAATATATCTCCTAGTCTATAGTGATCTTTTCTACCTAATACAACACCATAAGAAGATTTTTCTGTTGATAATAATCCGCTGTCTGTACAATACAATGTATATTCTTTATCTTTTTCAAATTCAAATCTATCAATTGTTTCTACTCTCATAGTAATTGATTTTACACATTTTACCTTTAGTTCTTTATATGAATTTTTATCACACTCGTATCTACATTTACATTTATATGTAATACAATCTTGTTTAAGATTACCGAAACAATTTTTTATTTGTTGGTGACATTTTACTAAATCCATACATTTATGACATCTTTCATCTTTAATAGATTTTTTATATTCTATTTCTTTATTTCGTTTTGTAGTTTGACACTTACTTTCTTCATTACATGTCATACAAACCATATCTTCAAAACACCAGTGTCCAAAACAGTCTATAGTTTCATTATTCAGCATTATTAATCCTCCTTTGTTTCTTCTTCTCTAGTCATAAATACTTTTAGATTTTCTTTTTTACAATAATCCATTGCATTATCAATAGCTTCTTCAACTAAATCACATAAGTGATCATTATCTAAAAAATTATTTGTAGACAAAAATCCTTCTATTGTTCCTTCCATTGTATCTCTACATTCTTCAGTAAATTTAACATTATTTTCTTTTTCATATTCATTTGTTCTATATATAGATTCTTCATATACAAAAGCATCTAACGGAGTATCAAAGTTTTTAAATTCAATAGAATTATCAGCTAAAGCTTTCTTAACTTTTTCTTGTTCTTCATCATTTATTATGTATATCATATTAAATTCCTTCTTTCTATAAAATAAAGGATAGGATTTGACCTATCCTTCTAGATATTCAATATCTGATCCTGTATTTTTGAATGTTTGACACCGAAGTCTTTTTCTCCTGGATAAATATTACGATGAAGCCGTAAAGGTACACCAAAGTAGTCTAATAATTGCTTTATAGCATATAATACTCTTTCTTTTATATCACTATCCATGTAGATATCTACTTCCATATTTATTAATCTTTTCTTAATAAGAAAGAATTCTAATATGTTAATATATCCAGAACCAGTTATAGATGAGTAAATACAATTATCAGTATCTTGGTTAGATAAATTATAAAATATAGATAAAATATCAAAAGGTCCTTCTGCTATTTTTAATTTTATCTTTTTAGGATTATCTAATCTAATTGTAGTAGGAATAGTATAATATTTTTGAGTATTATCAAATTTACCAAATAGATTATAATTTACATATCTCTTTCTTAGAGGTTCCATTACTTTTTCTTCATTAACTAATCTTCTCATATTAATAAAAGCATTATCTTGAGATAAGAAACCTAGAAACCCACCATCTAGTTGTTTTACTACATTAGGGTCTCTAGTAAGTTTAGTAATATGATTTTCATCTAATAAATCATTTATATTAAGAATTATCTTTTTATCTAGTATATCTTTATAAGTCATATTAATTCCTAATCTATTATTTATATAATTCAATTTAGCATCAGTTAATTTAGATTGATTTATATGTGAATTTTTCACCATATATATTTGATCTTTAAATATTCTATTTTCAGGTCTAGATAATACTCTTTTATTCCAATTAGATAATCCACTTATAATATCCACATCAAAAATACCGAATGTCATTAATGTATCTGTTGTCAATCTTCCAGTAGTATGACATTTAAAGCAATTAAAGTAATATAAATCATCTTCATTCACTGGTAAATGAATACCGAAATGTGCATGAGTACTATTTAATGAATCACCACAATACATACATCTAATAATAATCCATCGATTTCCTTGTACCAACTTAGCACCTGGGATTTCTAATAATCTATTATTTATTCTATTAATAGTTTCATTATTCATATTAGGAAATCCATAACACATACTTCTGTATTTCATGTACAACTAATTCAGGAAACTTTGGTAACATTACACCATCATTTTGAGGATTCTTATAATCAATCATTTCAAAATCACTATATAAAATAGTAGCGGCATAAGATTCCATTTGGTCTAAAACTTTTGATGTTCTATACATTTGTTGAATCAATCTATAATCAGGAGAAGTAATCATTTTATCTTTTTCTTTTTTATTTAATTTTGTTTTCCTTACATATCGAGTAATTCTGCCACTAAATACATATGGAAGATATCTACATTTAGATTGTTCTGATATTTTCTTTGCAGCTAATAATAAAATAATATAATCTGTTTCATTTATAGTATTAACAGACATAGTATCACCGAAATACTTATAAAAGATATTAAATATTAAGTCTTTCTGGAATGTATGAATAACTCCAGAGTTATCAACATTTAATCTTCTTCTATAAAATTCTATTTCATTATTATCAAAAGGTCCAAATGACATTCTTATTAATTGCATTGCTTGTTCTCCATTTACATTATTCTGGAGAACTAAGGCTTCCCTAGTATTCATACTATTCGTTAGATAGTACAGTTTTATTATAAACTTCCTTACTGTTAAGTAAGATAGTAGACTATATCATCTACCTATAACGAATATATAGGCAGCTCTCTTGTTTCGATTTAAAAGGTATTATATCTCTTATTACGAGAAACCTTACCACTTGGCTCTACTCTACTTGCTTCGTGTATTATCTCTAATACCTTATTTTCAACTAAGAATATCGTCTTAGTATATAGCTTTCGATAGTCGTTGAACAAATTAATTATCATCTTAAAATTCATAATTGTTTGATATATTTTGAAAACATCTTCTGCTTTTTATTCTTGATATTACACATTTATAATTATACAGTTCTGTTTCATTATTAGGAACAACATTCATTCTTTTTAGTATTTTTTCATAATCTAAACCGCTTTGTAAATAAAAACAAATTTCATGTATTTCATCTGTATTAAATTTTTGATAACTTCTTTCAGTATGAAAATTGTAATCTTTAGATATTTCAGTATAGGTTTGTTTTAATCTTATAGTACTAATAGAATGATTATATTCCTTTAAAGTTTCTTTAGACATATTAGTTATATCATATCCTAATCCTTTTATTATTTCTTTATAATCTAGATTTTGTTCCAAATATTCACATATTTTAATAATTTCATTATTATTAAATTTAAATCTATTACCTTTATAGATACTAAACTCATATTTTTTAGAAATATGTTTCCATGCCCATCTACTATAAATAGACCATATTGAAGATATTGGGTATCTAAGATTATTCATGTTTGGAACATTTTCTATAATAGTTTCAAATGGTAATCCTTCTTGAAGATATTTACATATATTTTCTACATCATTATTAGATAATATACTTAAAAAGGAATCTTCACCAACAGGAAACAAACCATGTTCACATGCATGTCTCATATTTTCATAATTAGTAGCCCATTGTAAATTATATGAATAGTTATCACGTTTGTTTGCATCTAAATGATTCACTGTCAATTCTTCATAATTATCTATATAATTAAATGCTATTCCTACTAATCTATGTACTTTAAAAGTTTTACCTCCATTATTTGTAGACAATGAAATTTGTTCATATCCACGGTTATCCAAGTTAATATTCATATGTACAAATGGTATGGATTTATTATTTAATACTTTACCATGATTACTTATCCAATAATATTCTTTCACTTCTGGTAAGAATGTACATATTTGTACCCATTCTTCAAATAAAAATGGTTCTCTTATCATGAATTGTTGTAAACCGTTTTTCTTTAGAAATGTATGATTAGGATTAGGTATATCTCGTGTCATAAATGATTTTAATTGTATAAATATCTTTCCCTTCTTATTCGTATTTTTTAAGATGATAATATTAATTTGCTGCTGATTACTCCTTGTCAATAACACTTAGCACCTATATAATAGGCTTTTATTTCAGCATATGTCAGGTTCATATATTGTTTCTGCTTTCGTTACCATTTTTATTTCTATTATGGTTTATGAACTTTTGTGAGCTTCCCAGCAATTTATAGAGAGTTATTCGACTCTATATTACTATAGAGAAGTGACCAAACCGATCACACTTACTTAGCAATGCCTCATACTTATCAAATGAGCTTATCTCTTCAAAATCCCTATCTGATGAACTGAGAGAAGAATAAGCAAAATCATACCCAGCATCAGTTATTTTATACTTAATAACATTACCTACAGATGCGAAGTTCAAAGTGACTGCGGAGTCATTATATATATATTTTGGCATAATGTTTACTATGATATTATTTACAGATGCTATTGTTTGAGTAGTTTCATTTATAGATCTTATATCCTGATTATTCCATATACTATTATATCTTTTATTCTTAGATATAATAGTAGCACAAGTTCCTGTATATTTAGAATATAAATCTACAAAATCACTATATGATCTAATAATGTAAGAATAAATTTCTAATAGAAAGGGTTCTATCAATTGTACTTTTTTCTTATTGGCAAAATGAGTTAGTAATGGAATAATAGCTGTCATAGTTAATGATATTCTCATCATTATATATATATGACTATTATCATAGTATAATAACCTATCGCTTCCATTAAATTTAATTTTTGCTGGTCTATAATTATCCTTATTCATATAGTCCATTTTTAATGATAAGGATGGTCCATGAATTATGTACTTCTTTAGATCATAGAATAATGATTCTTTAGTATAGTTAGGCTCACAATCTATAAGATACTTTATATTAGCATATACAGCTAACAACTCTTTATCAGTATCATAGAACTTTTCAAAGTAATTCAATTTATGTACTATTAGTGCTCTAAGTTCAGGTCTATTATATGCTTTTTTAGATCTTACTGAAAAATAATCCATACTTTGATCCGCATTGAAATATTTTGAAACAGGTGCGATTATATAATCATTTATTTGCATAATTAATAAATCTTGTGGTTCTGCCTGCCAATCTGAAACACTGATGATTTTTTTGTTTTCGTCCCTTGTCATAAATTTTTTCATAATTTAATCTCCTCCTTCAAGTATATAATATATAATTCTAAAACTTTTTAAAATTGGGGTTTTTATTATTACTTATATTCTTTATTGTACCCACAGTTTTAGTTTTAATACTAGACATTATCTTACTCGAAGTATTTACATTGTTAGTAATTTTCACATCATTAGGATTTGATTTCCTTTTATTTTTAGATTTCTCTTTTTCTATCTTATTTTGTTTCCTAATATCTTCTGCTTGTTTTTGTCTATCATCTATTTTCTTATCAGCATTTTCTATCTTTGATAATAATTTAGATTTATCATATTTTTCACCATACATAGTAAATGTAGACTTACTCCATAGATTATATTTATCCATTAATAGATAAGCAAAGTAAATAGATTTTACATATCCAATTTCATTTTTAGGATTTGTTTCTACCGCAGCTTTCTTAACTGCTTCTTTACTCATTTTTGGAATTAAATCTTTTATAAACATATCATTCTTTAAAAAGGAATAAGCAAATGTAAATACAAATGCTGGATCATTAGAATAGAATTTTACATTATACTTTCTAATATTATTATTATTAGAAATAAATTGATCATTGATATAAAACATAATTACTGTGTCATAATAAAATTTAGGCACAACTTCAGATGGTATTTTAAAATGTATTGTATATGTATCTTTAGTATAATATAAAGTGTAGTTTACTTTACCAGTTTCTCTTACTATTATCTTAGTAAGTTTTTGACCATACATATCTTTATACATAGCTCTATGTGTCCAAACACCATTTTTATTACCAGATGGATTTTCAATATATTCTGGAAAAGACATTTCCATTATATCAACTCCTTATAAAAATTACCGATGGAAATTAAATCCATCGGTATTATTTTATTTGTTATTATACATTTTGAACTAATCTATTTTTAAGTATTGTTTCAGCAGTTGAAGTATATGAGTCTAACATTGGATCTGGAATTATAGTTTGTGCAGATGTCATCATTAATGATACTATTTTAGAAATAGCTTCTAATACAACTACATCAGTATCTATAGATGATTTAATAGAATCACTGTACTCAACATCCCCTTCATTATATCCTTTAGCTATGTCTATAATACTATCTCTAGAATTAGTATCTAATAATTGTTCTGCATCTTCTTGTTCGATACCAAATGAGAACATATATAATTTAGTAATATATGATCTATAAGAATCAAATACCATTTCTATAAACTTCACATTTGTTTCTGATAAATCTAATTCTGTTGGTCTTTCTAGAAGTTCTCTACATGCAAAATATCCTTCCATATTACATCCATAACCAACACCAGATTTAACAGCAGATCTACAATTCTTAACAGAATCCCAAACTAAATCTTGTACTGAATCTCTTTTAGTTACGCTTATACCACCAACTTGGTATATAACAACTTTAGATTTTAGTGACTTTATTCTTCTTTCTAATCTACCAATTATATCTATTGTAGCATTTTCATTCTTTTCTTTTTTTAACATTGCTTCTAATGAAGATACTAGTGCTTTGAATTCTGAACTATCCACAGATTCATCATCATCTTCTTCTGAAACAAATTTTTCTCTATTTTGTTCACAAATTCTTTTTCTTTCTTTTCCTTTTGTAGAGAATTTTAATTTAGGATTTATAAACTTAGTTGATACAGCATCAGATTCGACTACATCAGCAGTTCCATACCATTCTTCAGTTATAGTTGTTGATGTAGGAGCTTTTCCTTCTGATCTATCTTTATCTCTTTGTTCTGTAGATTGATACTTTCTTATTATAGGACATCCACATAATTGAGCAATATCATCTGTAGCTTCATCTGCATTGATATTTGTAACTACAAGTAATGGTGGTTTATTAGCAATTAATTCAGGACTATTATACATATTCATTAATTTAATTACTTCATTTAATTCAACCAAAGTATCATTAGCTAAATGTGGTGCTAAAATAACAGTAGGCTTTACATTTTGTAGTTGTCTTGTATGATATGGTGTTAGAATATTATTCATTATAATAGAAGCTAACAATTCAATTTGTTCTGGTGTATCAATTGTATTTCTAAAATAGTAAATTCTAGGCTTTTGAATATTAGCAGTTCCTTTTTGTTGATTGTTTATATAAGCAGGACTATTAAATCCAGTATTAATACTCATACCATCTAATATTTTCATTCTACTAATTTCATCTGTTGATATATCTACATCAATAAATACATCATTACCAAATTCTTCATAAATTTGTTTAATATTTAAAGCTATTTCTTCATCACCATTTGAAGATATATAAGCTATATTATAAGCTTCATCAGATGTAAAAGGTATAGCATAAGATTTAATCTTTTCTGAAATTAAGTCTACAGCTTGTCCAAATTGTTTCATAATTTCTCTAGGAGGTAGTTTTGTTTCTGTTTCAATTTCTATAAGATTATCAAATATTAAAGAAGCCATATTAACTGCTCCTGTAGATCCATCACCTGTTTTCTTTTTTACATAAGCGGTTACATCATATGTATCATTTGCTACTGAATTACATAATAAACCATTATCACAATGAGTTATATAACTTAGTATACTATGTCCATCCTTTGTATACTTTACTATAGGTCTATTTCTATTTGGGCTATTTGGATCTTGAGCCATGTGAAGTATTATCTTGGACAATGAACCCATAGGTCCAGCAGATGTTAAGATAGACTCAGCTAATCCTTTTAAAGTTTCAGATTGAAATAATCTAGTTGCTTCCTTATTAATAACATTATTCTTTACAATTTTCATTTTATTATTCCTCCTAAATTGGTTTTTTAATTGTATATAAATCTATAAATCTTATTATATTATTTATAGATATTAACTGTTTTTTGTTTATTATATTATATAATGTATTTGAAAAGTATATATTCATTCCATCTATCTCTGTTATATCGATTTCATCAAAATATCTAAAATATAATGAATAAAATTCTTTGGAAAAAATTTCCCATTCATTATCGATATTATAGATTGGTATAAGATCATTCTGTTTACATATTTGTTCTTCTTGTTTATTTTTACATAATATATTAGGTTCATATCTATTAGTACCTTTTAGAATTGATATGTAATCTATCAAATCTGTGCTTATAACATTTTCTAATACTTTATCATATTCATTTTTCATTATATCTTCATATATATCATCTATATTATCTTTAGTCAATTTTGTACATATCTTTGATAAAGGATTTGGTTTGTCTCTAAACATAATTATATTCTTTAAATAAATATCATCTTTAAATTTAAATTTAAAGTAATTCTCATCATATTCATTCATAATATGTTTATATAAACCATATTCAATATCAAATATTAGACTAAATGAAAATAACACTTTTTGCAAAATTTTCACCTCACAAGAAAAAATAAAAGGGAAGTATAAATTCCCTTTTAAATTAATTTATTCAAGTTGTTCTTCTATATCATTATAAGAATATTCATCATTATTTGATGAAGAGTTATTATTCTTATTAGATTCAAAAGGACTATTTTTACTTCCACCATATCCTTTATTATACCCAGACTTATCTTCTATATTGAGAGCAATTCCTATTTTATTCAATTTACCTGTTAATCTAGATTGTTCAAATCTATTATAATCCATATTAAAGTAAGCAGACGATCCAACAGAATATTCATAAAATGATTTTAATGTTAGTAATAAGAAATCTATCTCAAGATCTTTATAATATGATTTATCAAAACTAAAATCATCTTCATTTATATTATCTATACCATAATACTTATCTGTATTAAATTCGTATAAATGACCTCCTATAATAGATCCATCTTCTCCTATTTTCTCAATAACCAATACATGTCCTTTAATACCATATTGTTCTCCTTTACATAATTTAATTAATGCACCACTTCTAGTTGGAATACTTCTAGATTCAAATTTATCTGGATTTTCCATAAATTCTTTAAATTTTTTATAACCCATAGAAGCAAGCATTGGTGAAAGATAAATAGAACTTTCTTTTTTATAATCAAAATTTACTGAATCATCATTACTTGGAATCATTGGTGCTATAGATATTTTTAATAAACCCTTCCAAAATGTATAAGTTAATTTTGATTTTTCTATTGTACTATCAACATTACTAAATGTATTTGAACTATAGACAGTCACTCTATAATCCCTATCTTTATTATTATTATAATTTCCAGCGTCGTTTAATGACATATATATTCCTCCTCAAATTATATTATATACTTTATAGTTTATAGAAAATTAATTTTCTATTATTTTCTAATCTGTTATTTCTACTTTATATCTAAGCATCGCAGGATAAACTATATCTCTATATTGTGGTATATAGATTCCTCCTTTTCATAAAGATAATAATCAGCTATTCTTTTAATTTCAGTTTCTTTAGCTTCTTTATAAGCATAAAAAGCTTCTTCTGGTATATCAAAACCACCTATTTTTTGATTCTCATTTTTTATACTAATATGTGAATAATATTTTTTATATTTTTGTGTAACTCCCAATGGTAAATCACCACGTGTTTTATCACATTTAGTAAACAATACATTTATGTATTGTGGAACAAAACAACATGTATTAGGACTGTATATTTTATTACCTTTAATTAATATATCTTTGTCTAAACACATAGTTTCTCCCTCAAATTCATAATAATTTTCATCATACCATTTTCCAAAATTTTGTAAATTATGAAAATAAGGATCTACAGTTACATTTTTATATGTATTGTATTTTTCTTTTAATTTAGAGTCATATCCTCTTTCCATTATATGAACCCAACTTTTATGCATATTTTCATTACTTTTAAAAGAATAATGACCTTCTCCGATATACCCAGTATTATAACATGATTTATCATATAGAGACATTATATTTCCTTTTTTAATATATGAAGTTCTTATATTTTTTGTTGTATATTTTATATCTCCATTACTTAATAAATTTATCATGATAACATCCATATCAAAACAATTATTATACTTAATCACCTCCATATATGTACCAAAATTTGTAATTGTGTTAAATCCAATTAATGGATGTGTTTTTTCTGGAATCTGGCTTCTCGTCATAAATATTTTCTTTTCTGGCAAGGTAGATTCAAAATCTATTTTTTCTTGTAACTCTCTTAAATAATTCTGATCTACAATTTCACCTCTTGTCATAAAGTTTTTCATATTATATACCTCCATAATTTTAAAATATAGATAACAGAAATTCTGTTATCTATCATATTTATAATATACATTATCTATTAATTTATAAATAAGGATTTTGTTGTCCTTTAGTAGTATTCTCCCATTGAAAGATTCCAAGGTATTTCCCTGAATATAATTTCTTATCAGTAAGTTGTTTCCTTACATATATATATCTATTTTTCAAATCAGAGCATTTTTTAAAATTACCATCATTTAATTTCTTACTAAGCATTAAATCATCTAATATAGAAATTCTACTATTTAATTCTCTAGTAAGAATTAATGCATCATCCTCTTGTTCACAATTCTTTACTCTAATATTATACTCATACAATTCATCTTCTAATTGACGTATATCTCTATATGAAACATCATCAAAGAATCCACTAATCTTATCTATTAATGCACCTTCATTATTACTTTGAAGACCATATTTTGAAATTTCAGCTACTGTATGAGATATAGAATTTTTTATTAGAATAGATGGTTCTACTTTCTCAGACATTTTTAAAGAATGTAATGCAGGTAGTCTACTTGCTTTCATATGTAATATTAATGATAAAGTCCATTGTAAAGTGATTAATTTATTCTTTACTCCCTTGTTTAATTTTCCAGTAGAACTTAATATCTTCTTATATGCATTACTTAATTCATCGCCATAGCCACATGCTACAACAAATGAATCTGCAATAATTTCTTCATCATCTATTCCGAAAATACTATTTAATTTAGATATACCTGTCTCTATACCCATTCTATATATCTCTCTATCTTTATCCATATTTTCTCTAAGATTTTTATCTTTCTGAGCCAAATATACAGATACTGCATTTTTAATTTTTTCTGTACCAGATGTATCATTTATTACATGACCTACTTCATGTAATAAGCAAGCAGTTAGTTCTCTTGATGAAAGATTTAGTTCTAGTAATTTAGAATCTATCTCTACATAATAACTAGCTATTCTTACCTTTATATCAGTTCCTTTAATTATATTATCTATATCATCATCTCTTAATACAGGCATAACACACATTCCAAAAAACAATTTGTCTGTATTGATATTGAATAATACATTAATACATTTAGCATCATTAAAGAATCTGTTTAATTCATCTTTAATATCATTTAAAATATGTGTAGAATGATCATCTTTTAGTTTAGACATAAGAGTGTCAAGTTTACTAAAATCATAAGTAAAGTATTTTTGTTTTGTTATCATACATATATCCTCCTTATATAACATTAAAATCTACAGCAACAATTAAGTTGCTGTAGAAATATATTATTCTATTCCAGCTAAATCTTTAATTTGATCAGTGTATTTACTATTTTGATCATTTCTACCTGATGGATTGAATATTCTAAATTTACCTTGTACTGGTTGGTATTCCATAAATTTGAATCTTTCAAACGCATGAATTCCAGGTAATGTATAGTTCTCTGCATTTCTAATTTCATTAGAAATATAGAATTGATAATCATACACTCTATAGATTATTCTTTCACTATTATTCGGATTTAGTATAACTGTTAAATCATTACTATTTCCTAATTTTTGAGAACTAATAAAGTTATATACTCTGTTATCAGAAGTAGCTATAGTTCTTGTAAATTCAAGATCAACAGGTCCTACTGAAGAAGGAGCTTGATAACTATAATCAGTAGGAGTAATCTTTCTGATTATATCAGGTCTACCAAATACAGATACAGTAACATCTTCATCATTTAATATATAAAGTAATGAAGTTACAAATGTATCAAATAGATCCATAAATGAAGCATATCTCCAACTTACATGATCTCTGTTATATCCTTCTCTTGGTTCAAAGTCAAACCAACTATATCTTCTTTCAGATGATGGCATACTATCATAAGAAGCATATAATTCTCTTCTTATAGTATCATCTTTAACATTTCCAAGTACATCATTTATAATACTCATATACATAGATAATTGACTTACACCATACATAGCTTGAATATCCTTTACTTCTTCAGGAGAGATAGGAATATTCATTGGATTTCTATTTGGGATTACAACATAAGTTTCATCATGTCCCCATTTAGCTTTACATGTTGAAAGCATAGCATTAGAAGGATCTAATTGAACCCTAATATCTACTTTCTTAATATATCCTGTTCCACTTGTAAGCATAATTTCGTTATTTACTAATGTACCAGAAATCATTTCATTTACTCCTGGTAAGTATGCAGAAAGATCTACAATTTGAGTAAATCCTTGAACATTGTTTGGACCATATTGAGGTGTAAACATAATGTTCTTTTTTAATTTAACAATAGTTGTTTCTGTTGTAGTAGGAGCTGGAGCAGCAGGTTTAACACCAGTATATCCACCAGAAGTAGCACCTACATTATAACTACCTTGCCCCCATTCACCAGAAGTAGAACCATCAGTTACAGCAGTATCACTTCCTTTATCTGGATATGTACTACCAGCACCTTGAGATACATTAACAGTTGCAGTTTCTGCTAAAGTGGTAGCAACTGTTGTAGGCATTTCAACATAAATAGCTGTAATAGCTAAATCTGTATTTAAATTGTCTCTACCTAATATACCACCACATTGTTCAACCAATCTTGAACCAGATGCTAATGAAGCTGTATTACAAATGTTTCCAGTAAAATCTAATGTAATGGTTCTAACTGGATTTATTGAATTAAATGCATCTGTAATCTTATCTTGATCTAATACTAAATCAAGAGCAGTTCCATCAGGCTTTACCAAATATCTATGTTGCATCTTAATTGTAAATCTTGGTTCAACAGCAACATTAGTTTGAATAATACCTTGTTTAAAAATATTTTTAAGCATAATTAATTTATGCATTGGAAGACCAGTAGTAACAATTGGATTTACAGAGTTCATTGCTGTATACTCTGTGATAGCCTCTACGTCGTTTTTAAATAATTCTTTCATATCTGAAATATGTTCTTGTAAAGCTCTTTGGTTGTATGTTTTTCCATGAGTTCCATCATATAACACTGGATCATAAGAGTCCTTCAACCAAAAATTTTCTAATGATGCAACAACGTTTGGATTATTTAACGCTAAAGCTGGTTGTCCAAATAAATCACAACCTTCGTGTGCCCTTATATCTTTAGCTAATGTACTATATTCTTCACATAACCCAGCATACGAGCTATTTTCGTACCCATCTGCGTAGTTATCCTTTTTTCTAGTTCCTCCTGTAGCCATAATTATGACCTCCTTTAAATATTATAATATTATTTTATAGTTCAACAATTCAGTAATAAAATTAAAAAATAAATTACTTATTAACATTATTTTTATTTTGTTTATCATTCTTACCATTAATCTCTTTTAAAAGATTATGTACTGAATTAAGAGTGACTAAATATTCTGTGTAATTAACTGAATTTTGTACATATGTCTTTGTATCATATGTATTAATTAGATAATCAAATATAATCTTTTTTAAATCCTGTATGCTTTGAATAGCAAAAGTAATTTCACCCTCAGTCTCGCTATTTTTATTTACATCATTTAAACGTTGTATTATATTACCACAATTATTATATAGTTCAATATATTGCTTCTTCAAATTTACATTTTGAAGTTTTAATTGTTCTGGGTTCAATGTTCCAATAATATTCTCTATTTCTTTTATTTTAGCATCTGGATCAGTATTTTGATCATCAGTGGAAGTATCTGACATTCCAGATGAATCTACATTATTGTCACCAAAATTTTCACTATCATTATTAGTGTCATTTCCAGCATCAGGATTAGAACCACCATCTGAATCCATTTCAGATCCTAAATCATAATCGTTAGTATCATCATTTACATCATGTTCTGGATCAGTATCATTTTCTGGTATATCAGTTGGAGCGTTATTATCATTCATTTCCATATCATCATTATTGTTATCTTCCGAATCATTATTATTTTCAGGATTAGAACCACCATCTGAATCCATTTCAGATCCTAAATCATAATTAGTACTACTATCATTTACATCATGTTCTGGATCAGTGTCATTTTCTGGTATATCATCATCTTGATTATTAGATGTGTCTTGATTTTCGGTTGTATCTGGTGTGTCATCATCTTGATTCATTTCATTATCTAAATCATAATCATTAGCACCATCTTGAATATCATGTTCATCATCATTAGATTTATCAGTTTCAGTTCCTAGATCATAATTGGTATCATCATTTTCATTTACATCATCTAAATCTTCTTCTTTACCATTAGGATTACTACGTTTAACTTCATGTAGTAGACTTCTATAAAAACCCATATATTATTACCTCCTTATATCAATCTTTTGTTGGACTATGATATATATTTCTAGCACCTTTTTTATATATTATTCTTTGTTTTTCTTGTTTTAGTTTCTTTTGTATTCTTAATAATTGCTCATAAGATTTCATATCGTTTTTATTCTCTGCCATTGATATTTTCTTATCCACTACGTCTAGTTGTACATCAATTTCATCTAATATATATCTACGTTCTTCATCAGTAGATCTTTTAGATAAAGCTATCATTCCTACAAATCCTATTACACCTAATAATGGAGTTACAATAGTTCCTACTACATAAGAACCTAAAACAAGTTTAATTAATGATGACATAGAAGGTAATATTGTACCTCTAACGACAGCCTCTCTATTTTTATTTGTTGTTTGCTCATCTAATTTATCTTTTACTCTATTAAAAGTATCATCTATTTCTTTTGAAATCATTTTTTCTTTATCTGATAACCCTTCTACTTTCTTCTTAGCATTTATAGCTAATAATTTAGCTTTAGCTGTAAATGTATTCTCAGATAAAGCATTATAAATACCATTAAAATAAACCATCTCTTCTACAGAATCATCAAATTCTAGTTCATTTGCATTAGCATCTGTACCTTTATTAAATTTACTAATGTCTGAAGTTAAAGAACCTGCTATTTTAGGTTTATCTAAATATTGAGATATATCTTTTATATTAATAATATTTTTTGCAATTAATTTTGAATTATCTAAAGATTCAAATAGAATAGTACTTTCCTCTATATCAGATATATCTGATATATATTCTGTTATAAGATTCTTTATGTCATTATTTTTACAATAATTTGTAATGGTTTTTGATAAAGTAAGAATATAGGACTTTGCTTTAATAATATCATCACAATACTCATTCATCAATCTATCATCATTTTCTTTATCACTATATAATGAATCTCTATAAGTTTCTAATTTTTCTATAGACTTTTCATATTCTTTATCTAATTCATTATATTTTTTGATAGTATTAGGATTAGATACAGAATATTTTTTATCTTCTATCTTTCCTTTTTCTTTTTTATATATTTTGATACTTTTTTCAATCTGTGATCTATTTACTCTAATAGATATTATATGATCTGCTAATAATAAAATAAATCCTACTGGTAGATTATAAGCAGCTATCCCAAGAATAGCACCTATTCTTAACCATCTTAATAAAGTAGGTAAATCTTCTACAATATTTTTATCATTTTCTATATATATTTTCTTTATTAATGATTCTGTTGTACTCTTGTTAGCTTTACCACTTCTTATTAATTCTTTAAATTTCTGATCTATATTATTACCAGTATTTCCTTCTATTATTGATTTAATATCAATATCACTTAATTCTATAGAAGATTCTTTAATAATATTTTTACATATTTCTGGATTTGCATTTATACAAAAATATTCATATATAAGATTTACTAATTCTTTCTTATTATATTTCTGTTTAGTCTTATCCATATTATATATAGTATTCTCTAGAGCTACATTTAATTTTAATTCAGGAATCATTTTATAAGAATTAATAATATCACAAGATTCAATAACAACTCTTTCTATATCATTATGAGCATAATAACTTTCAAAAATAGAACTAAAATTAGAATATTCTTCTAATTTTTCTTGATTATTTATTATACGATCGCATTCTATAAATGTTTTAATATTTTTATCTATCAAATTATTTTCAATTCTATTAGATACTTCTGTTATTAAATCTTTATACTTTTTAATCTTAGGTACATAAGGTAGTATTCTATATAAAGATTCAGATACAATTTTCTTTTCTTTATTAGTAAAATCATATTTTAAAATTTTAGTACAACAATTCTCTAATAAATTACTTGTATTTATTTGATTAGGTGTTATTTTAGACATAATATTAACGATATTATCTCTATTAATTCCCGAGTATATATACTCAATATCTATAGATTCTTGAACAGGATTACCAAGTTTTAGATTATATAATCTTGATTCTATATCATCAAATTTAGCCATATTCAGACACATCTCCTTTCAATTTTCAATTAATTTAAAGTTAACCCTATCATTCCTAATGGATTTATAGAATGAACTTTAAATTAATTAATATATTAAGGAGGAACAATATATGACAAATTATGATAAAAGAATCGGATATGTTATAATAGAAACAGCTACAGTACAACATGAAGCTGATACAAAAATTATATCTGATAACGGAAGAAGAGTTACAGCAGAAGTTATTTTACAAGATATGAATGTTTTAAATAGAAATAAAAGATTTTATGCTTCTAAAGAAATGAATCCTGCTTTAAAGGCAGATAGATTAATTGAGTTATGTAGTACAGGTAATTTATTTGGTGAAGAAGGACATCCTCTATCAAAAGAAATTACAAGACAACAAATTATAGAACCATCATTACGTTGTCAAAAAATCGTAAAGTTCTATACAGAAGGAAATGATATAAAAGCACAAGTAAGAGGATCTAATACTGCTTATGGAGAAGCATTTGATTTAGATTTGAGAGATGGTGATAAGCCTTCATTCTCATTGAGAGCATTAGGTACAGTTAACCAAACTTCAAAAGGAGCAGAAGTTGAGAATATTACTATTATAACTTGGGATAGAGTTATTTACCCTTCACATAAAAGAGCATATGTACAAAAGGTCATAGGAGTAACAGAAAATGCTACTATAGCACATGGTAAAGAAAATGTAGGTAATCAATTTATAGTACAAGAAAATGATGCTGGATTATTAATACCAATTACAAATAACGATCTAATAGATTATATTAAACAAGAATCTTCTAATCTATATTTCTTTAAAGAATCATTTGATTTAATGCATAATACTATTCAATTGAAAGAAAATGGTAGACAAGTACAAATTTGTAGTAAAGATGGAGATACATTTATTGTAAATTTAGAAGATCATATTCAAAATGATATAATGGATTATTGTGAAAAACAATATCTAAATTCATAAAAAATAAAGGAGTGTATTAATATGGCATTATCTAATAGTATGAGTAAACTTGTTAATCTTATAGAATTAAGATTAGGTACTAAACCTTTAAATTTACCAACTGATATTTGTAAAGATAAATGGGGTGAATGGATATCTACTTATACATTGAAAACTTTCTCTATTTACTTTCCAAATATAATACCTTATACATTTGATACTTCTAAGATGAGTACTGATAGTCAAGGATATTATATTATAGATGAGAAAACTATTCCTGGTAATATAGAAGTATTAGGTGTACAAGATATCCCATGGGATGATCCAACTGCATTTGGAATGGATAATCCAGGATGGTATGATGTTGCTACATCTCCATTTGGATTTTTTAATATGAATATGAATTATTCTTTCGATCAAGTTGCAGCAATTCAAGGAGCAGCAGATAGACAATCATTATTTAGTAATGGAATTTATATAGATTTTAAAACTCCTAATAAATTAAAATTAACAAGTGTTACTGGAGAATTTTTGAGTAAAACTAATATAAAATACTTTAAAGTAAATTTGTTAATTAAACATAGCGATAATTTAGGAACTATAGAACCAACTAAAATGGAAAATTTTGAACAATTCGCTCAAGCAGATATAGCAACTTTCTTATATGAAAATTTGAAGTATTATGATCAATTAGAAACTATATTTACTAATACAAATTTAAGATTAGATGATCTTCAAACTAAAGCCCAAAAAAGAGAGGAAATAATACAATTATTCAATGATTCATTTGTTGGGGCTGATAATTATAATCAGCCCATCATGTATACATTGAATTAGAACATAAAATATACAAGGTGTATATACACCTTGTATCTATTTTTAATATCCGTATCTTTCTAAAAGTAATATAAAGAATTTTTTATTTGTAATATGATCATTATATCCTAATTTTTCTTTCACTAAATCTTTATCAATAGATTTAATTGTTTTATACAAATCCCATTCTAATTCTCTTTTTAATGTATGATGTTTTTCAGTTAATTCAGAATATACTTTTTTCATAACCAAATCTACATGATTTGTTTTATGTTTAATACATATCTCCATTGCTTCTACTATTAAACTAATAGCAAATTTTTCCATTTTTAACCCAGATAGAAAGAGTTCACAATTTTTCTTTGTGAACTTTGGTGTAGTTATTGTTTCTTTTTTCATAATATTTACTCTCCCTTCATTATTGGTAATTATTTACATATAAGTTCATTTATAAATTAAATATTATCTATTTCATCAAATACATTTTTTCTTTTCATTACAACTGAACTTCCACCTTTAATAGAATCCCCTCCACCAGATATATCATCAACGACAGAATCAAACTCACTTTTATAATTAAATGCAGTATGATTAGTTCCAAATTCTGGTCTTTGTAAAAAGTTTAACATATTTTGAGCACATTGAAATAAATTAATTGAATTCATATTATATAAGAAACCATAAAATTTAGAAGCATTCATATCTACAAAACTATAATCAGAATTTAATAATATTCTTATTCCTTTACCATATGTACCATCTATATTATGTATTACTGTAGGTAAAAATATTATCTTTTTATCAGCATATAATGTATATTCTACAGGTTTATATCCTCCTTGTAATAGAACTAACTTATCATTTCTATAATCAAATATATTATCATCTATTAACCAATTTATTACAACTTTATTTAAAAATAATCGTAATTCCATTATATTTTCATTTCTTATCATTAAGAAATCTTTACCATTTTCAAATTTCTCTATTGAAAGATAATAATCAAAATTTCTATTTATATTATATAATTCATTAGCATTTACATACTTACTACTATTATATGAAAATTCTTTATAAAAATGAATTCTTCTACTATTCTTATCTTTTCTCCCCAATACTACATTCATTTTTAAAACTGTATTATAACTAATATTCATAATTACGTCAGATAATTTTTCATAATCCATATACTCCATCTAAACTATCCCCTCTCTTACATTTAGGTTGATTAGAGAGTAAAAAATAAAAAATAAAGGAGAACTTTAAGCTCCTCCCTTATTTTATAATTACTATTTGTCTTTTTCTTCTGATAGTTCTATTACTTTTGGTAATCGTCCTCCAACAACAAACCCACCTTCATTACCTTCATAATCATGTAAATCACTAGGTTCCCCAATTACTGGAAAAGTCATTTGTTGTGAAACCATATTTCTATTAACATTTAATTCTTGTGGTTGTTGTACTGGATTCATAGACATAGCAGCTTCTTTTTTATCACCTTCAACTATTATTTGAAGTTCTTTTAAATCTTCTTCTGGAGTATCAGATGATTTTTGTATTTCTGTTTTTACAATATCACAGAATTTATTTATATCAAGTAAATTTAAACCTGATAATTCTTGTATCATTTCCATAATATTAATTTTTTGATCATTTTCAACAACACCATCTAATGCATCTACTAATATATCTGGAATCATATTTGATATTACAGTTTTCAACTTTCCAAAATTCCTTATAATATTTCCAGATATTACTAAGTATTCTTTCTTAGATAATTGAGTTTCAATGCCTGTAATAAAATCTGCAAGTAATAAATCTTCATTTACTAATGCTAATAAAGAATCATAAATTAAATCCTTTTTATCTTCTATACCTACAAATGTTAAATCTAATAATTGTGATACATATTTATATATTGACGAATTTGTATTTGCGATAGCTTTATATACATTTCCAGTAATGGCAACTAATTGCCATTGTTTTAGTTTTAGCTTATTGAATTTTTCTTGTACAGAACTCATTACATCTTCAAAATCTGATTTGATATCCTTAAAGACATTTACAACTTGTTCTTTATTTAAATTGTTTTCTTTATTGTCTTTACTAACTTCTTGCTCTACTGGTTTTACTTCTGATTGAGAAATATCTATAACATTGTTTTCCATTTTGGCTTCTTTTTTACCTTTTACAATTTCTACTTCTTTCTCTTTAGACGCAGGTAATTGAATTACTTTAGATTCTTCTTTCTTTTCAGATTTAGACAAATCTAAATATTCTTCAACTTTCTTTTTATCCTCTGGTCTAGAATTCATAAATTTATTTAAGTCTGAAATATAAGTATCATAGAATTTATCTGATTTCTTTAAACCCTCTAACCATTTTAAGTAATCTACAAATAATCTTTCCATATTATTTGCAAGTATAATTTGATATCCGATATTCATTCTATTATGATATTTAGATTTCATAATAATTTTGAATCCTTCTTTGATTGCTTCTACATTGATAGATATCTTTTTGAATTCATTTAATTCAAGTAATTTAAAATTTAATAAACTTTCAAATTCTTTCATTTCTTTATTATAGTACTCAGCACCATATAAACCCTTTACACCTCTTTCCATTTTGTCAAATGAGAATTGTTCTTTGATATTTACTAATTCCTTTTCATTCATTAATATATCCATTTTAATACACTCCTTTAAATTAAATATTTTATTATATTATTCACTTCTATAATATACAATTATAATTATAGACTTTTACGTAAAATATAGAAGGAGAATATTCTCCTTCTATTTATTCGTCATTTTCAATCTCTTCTTCTTTTTCTTTTGACAATGGTGTTATAATTATTGCAATTGCAAATATAATACATAAAATTCCAATTGAATAATCTAATATATGACCTAGCATTTATTTATCCCTCCTCATAATTATTTTTCTTTTATATATTCAAAACAATTATTTTCGATCCATTCATCAAATCCTAATATTTTATATCTTTTTCCATATATAGGATCATTTTCTTCTTTAATAATATCAACTTCTCTATTCTCTGATATACCTTTTAATGTTATTGGTTCCCAATCTCCATGATACTTTTGTGAATTTTTTAATTTTCCTATTTTGATAATATTATTAGAAATAACTTCTTTTAATTTATTATCTATAATACTATGTGTCTTTTTTATTTTATCACTATTTTCTACTATATATCGTGCCACTGGATTATTCATAATATCTGTTATTTCTTTTTTATCTACCATATTTTATCCATCCCTTCTCATAATTATTTTTCTTCCTTTAGAATCATATTCGTTTAAAGGTCTACATTCTTGTCTCATCATAAATAATCTTAAATTATTCTCTAGATATATTTCTGGAAAATCACCATCACCATAATACATATCAAATATTTCTTCTACTTGTTTTTCTAGACTATAATCATTATATCTTTCTTCATCTATTGATTTAGCATACCTCTTCATTATTGGTTGTTTATAGTAATAGAATTTCATAATAGCTTTAAATCCTTCGTCCACAGCCTCTATACACATAGTATTGTCATCTCTTGTTCTACCTAAAGTTTGTATTGCTAGAGGTTCCGATTTGAATGGTTCAGCGAGTATAACTGAACATGCTAACCCTTTTATATCCATAGCAGCACCACATGACTTAGTAGTAGATAAAATGTATTTCTTTTTTAATTGTTCACTTTTATCTTCCTTATTTACACTATTATAAACTCCTATATGACCTTTTAAAAATGGATAGTATAATTCAATCCATTCTTTTACTTTATCTATAGATTTATTAACTCCAATATATATTAATATCTTTCCTTTTTTAGCAAGAGTTTTATGTAATATAACTCTAAGTATATTATAAAAATTAGGACGTCTTATAATATAACTCCCAGTATATTTATTTCTATCTAATCCATATTTATTTCTACAATAAGATATATCTTGTGGATTAGGATGTGAATTATATCTTAATGCTAAATAATCTGTATGTGGATCTTTATTTTCATCAAATAGATTTATAGAAGGTACATTCTTAAAATACATTTTATATATCTTATCTTCATCTTCATTTGATCTAATAGGAGTACCAGTCATATAATAAGATTTATATGTATTTGTATAAAAATCTATCATCATTATAGCTTTAAAATCTAAATGAGCTTCATCTACATATTTTATTCCTACTCTTAATTTAATAAATAATTCTGATACTTTATCAAATCCATATTTTTCACCATAAGATATGATAGTATCAATAGAAGCTAATATAAATTTGTAATTATTAACACCTCTATTTAATAGCATATGAATAGATGGAGTTCCAGAGATGATAAATATCTCTTTAGGTTTTATATCACTATGTTCTAATATAGCATCTTTCCATTGATTAATCCATTTTAAAGAAGAAGTAAGCATGATACTTCTATATCTAATAAAAGCTGTGGTTGCAATAGCACAATAAGTCTTACCTTTTCCTGGTAATAAATTAAGACTGAGCATAGATTTAGAAGAAGTATAATAAAATTCATCTTTTCCTAACATAAATCGTAATGCTGTTCTTTGCGTATTATCTCTAGGTGGATTGGTTAGTCCGATTGGTTCTATTTTGTCCATAGGGTCATGTTTTCTATTTAATTGTGGAACTGATTTAAATAAATTTCTTATATAAGAAATATCTACACCTCTAGGAATAATTAGTTGTCTCCTTTCTTCTATATAATGAAGACCAAATGGAAACCTTATATGTGTAATGGGATTATATATACTAAAAAAATATTCTAAAGGTTCACAATCTCCTAAATCATAATCATTTATAATAATCTTTGTATGGTCTACTATAATTTTTATCAATAATATCACCTCAATTATAAGTTTTAGACAATGTAAATTGATAAAAAATAAAAAGGCTGATTAACAGCCTTTTAAAATATATAAATAGTATTACAATTTAGCAATATATTCTATATCATTGATTAAAACAGTATATATTGTATCATCACATCGAGTATACTCTGTATCATACATTTGAATTTGTTCTTCTGTTATATTAGATATGGTGCCTACATATTCAACCTTATCATTTAATTCAATATGCACATCATCTCCAATTTTTATATCTTTAATTCGTCTTTTTATTATTGTTTCTTTATCTATTTTAGTAATAGTTTTTATTTCATTCATATTTACACTAGTATATTCTATCGCAAAATACTTTGAATCGTAAATTAATAATACATTATCTTTAATTTCATGTATAATATATTCAGTGAATATATTATGATCTGTTTCAATATCGACTATATCTCCTTCTTTAATATTATTTCTTTTTATTATATTATAAGTAAATTCAATATTTAATACATCAGATTTTTTTATATTTAAATATTGAGTCCCTCTAGCTGATAAATATTGAATATTAATAATATCATCATTTATTACAAGTATTTGAACAGCACTAATTGCTCTTTCTTTGGTAATAATATCTACTATATCACCAGATTTGAAATTTCTAAATTTATCTATTTTAGAGTTATCATATGGTTTTTTGTATTCTGGTGGATTTATTAAAGCGTGTGAACTGGAAATAACTGTAATGTCTTCTTTTAAAATCTTTAAAGGATTTTCTGAATAAGATGATAATATATGTAAGTATTTTTCATCTTGATCTTTACATACTACTCTATTAAAATAACTACCATCTTTTAAAGATATATTTACAATATCTCCATCTAAATCTATTCCAGCCAAATTTACCTTATTATAAAAATCATTAAGTTTACCAGATAACATTGGTTCTGCTATATAATAACTATTTATAAAAATTTTAAATGAATCTGCTAAATTATTATAATATCTAAATCCATCAGATTCTTTAGAGTAATTAAACATTTCTTTCTTTATTTCTTTCCTAGTTTCTTTTAATAATTCTATAATTTTATTATTCATATTATCATTCTCCTTTTCTAATTGATTATTATGAAAATCTTTAATAAGTATATTACGTACAGAATTTAATGGTTTCTTTTTCATTGTATATAATTCTTTTAGTATAGGATTATTTGACTTTAATTTAAATGATTTTAGTGGTATATTATCATTCTCCTTTTCTAATTGATTATTATGATTTAGTAATGTAGATATAAAATTATTTCTATTTTTTGAATATTCATTATAGAACCAACTTGGTAATTCTAATGTTTCAATTGGTGATAATACATCATAAGTTTCATCTGTCTCATCTATATTTTCATCATTATCAATACTAAATTCTTTATATTGTTTAGATAGTAGTCTTCTCTTTTGGTCTATTTCTGATATTGTTAATATATCATTAATTGGAAAAGATATTGGTTTACCTAAAATTTCTTTACCATCTAATACAAAGAAATATACATCTTTTTTAGTAATATTATCAATTCTACATTTAAAATGAAATTCATTATTTTTAGTAACAAAATCAACATATGAACCTATTTTTATTTCTTTTTGTTTTAATATGTCTAATATATCATTTTCTATATATTTTTCTTTGTTATCCATATTATAATTCTCCTTTTACATTTATATATAAAGTTTCTTTTAGTATTCTTTTATTTTCATCTAATTGTCTTTTTAATTCAGTTTGAAAAGAGACATGTATTATATCACTAATAGTTTTACAATTATTAGATATATTGACACCACAATTCTTTATAATAGATTTATTAAATTCTTCTGCTAATTCTTCTATACTATATGGATATAAATGATCTGCTGTATATAAATAATCATAGTCTTCTATTAAATTAGGAATACTAATATCAGGAATATCTAAATTATTTTCTTTTAATTTTTCTTTAATTTCATTAATTATATTCTCATTATTTCTATAATCAATAACTTCATCTCTACCAATATAATTCATTATTTATTCCTCCTCATTTTATTTATTATCTGATTCACTACAACCTGTCTGGATCATACAAATATCACAAGTAGTACAATCATCACAATTTCCTTTATCTGGACAATTCCTACATTTACAATAACTTGGTAAACTCATATTTTAATACACATCCTTCTTTATGTAATCTATTCTTCAGCTTTTTCTAATAATTCTTTTATGCAATTAAATATAATTTCTACCAACTTTTTATCATCATATTTATAATTTACACTTTGTTCTTTTAAATATTCATTTATTATAGATTTATTTTTTAATCTTTGTATAATTTGAGTTGTATTTATATTAGTTTTAAAAAGAAATCTAAGAATATATTCTATTTCATTTTCAGCTGCAATATAATTAATTTGTATATTTTCTTTTTTTATTTGTTGTAATATATTATTTTTTAATATTATTTTATTATTTTCAATAATTGAGTTTTTATAATAAAATATTTCGTCATTGATTATAAAAATTTTACTCATAATCAATTCTTGTATATAATACATTGTATATTCTTTTAATAATACATCAGGATGTTTTCTATTCATAGACCAAGATAGGACGTATAAATGTCCTATCTTTTTAACTGATTTTATATCTATATTATATTCTTCTATAAAATCATATGCAAATTTTATCGCATTGTATATTTCATATTTATCAAACCATTCTATTTTTTCTTTATGTAATTTCAAATTTATCATTTGCACTAATTCATCTAAATTATCTAATATTATCTTTTTATTTTCATCTTTGTTAAATTCCCAACTACTAAATATATTTTGTTCAAACATATTTTATGATTCTCCTTCCTTTATAATTATTTTATTCTTCGGCTTTTTCTAACTCTTTTTCAGCTTCTATTATTTCTTCTTTATATTGACTTATCAATTCTTTTCTTCTTTTATCCCTTTCTTTTTCATCATCTATATATGACAAAGAATCTTCTCTTTCATATTCCTTTATAGCTTCTTCAATTGAAGTAATATTTTTTCGCCAACATTCTTTATTACTATATAGATATTTCATTTGAGATTGACATCCATATCTCACTGATACAGAATTATTATCATCCACATAGTTGTTTTCCATGGAAAATTAGAATCAGAAATTCCTGATACTTTTGCACAATTACTTAGTATCATATCGGGATTATAATCAACACTTAATGTCATTTTTGGAGTTCTATGTTGTTCTTTTCTAGATTCTAATTCATTAATAATAGCTTTTTCTAATATTTTTATAAATTTCTTTTTAGAAGTTTCATCAACTGATTTAGTATTCAGTATTGCTAACATCATTACCATTCCACCATTAGAACCATTGTCTCCATTATCAAATTTAGGATTACATACCTTATCTCCCCACCAGTTCGCTGCAATACTTGAAACTTTTGATATTATATTTTCTGTTTTATTTGGTTCTATAATTTTATTTACTTTTACTTTCTTAATTCTCTTTCTCATTTTCATAGATTTGCTTCTGATTTTTCTTCCATTAATTTTCATTTTAATACACATCCTTCTTTATAATATTTTTATTTTATTCATTATTATAATATACAATTATAATAATTTATTTTTACAAAAAATCCTCTAAATAGGATTAGTGTATAAAATATAGAATGGGGGAATTACCCCCATTCCACTAATATGTATCTTTACCTATTGTTTCAACATCAGAAATTTTCAATTCATGTTCATCAAATTTTTCATCGATTAGTTTAAATCCATTGTTATCATGGATTATTTTTACATAACCGATAAGTATAGAATGATCTTTAAGTGATACTTTTACTCTGTCATCTTTATTTATTTTCATTACTGAAAATTTGAAACTGTTTAGGCTTTTTTCTTTAGTTGTTTTTGATAGTGTATTTGATTTCATATTTCTGTCTCCCATCAATTATAAAATTGTATTATATTATGAAGTTTATTCTCTCTTCATAAATATTGTTTTACCTGTAGAATCTTTATCACCTATAGAAGTCTTAATAACTTTACTATCATCGGATAAATATTCCTGAGGTTTTACTACAAAGAACAAGTCTAAGAAGCTAGGTTTATTCTTCTTAAATGTCAATGGGTTATATAACGCTGCTTTAATACCTTCAAATGCTAATGTAACACTTATTGAAGGATGTTTGCTTAAAGACGTTTTAAGTGCTAACATGTTATAACCTTGATGTGGAACACTCCAATCTGGTTTATCTAAAATGCTATCAACACTTCTAATTTGATTTGATAATATTACCTCTGCATGAATGGAAGCTAATGACATATGACCTTCTTCCAGTCTATCCATTAATTCTTGTAACCAATATCCTAAATTAGATACATCATCTTCAATATGTTTCTTATTATTGATTGTATATCTAATCTTATTCAATGTGTCATTCAAATCATTATTAACAATATCTACAGAGAATATTGGTTTTCCTGATAATAAAGAAATATCAAAAGCTATATCTTCATCCCCATTATTCATACCAAATTCTCTGATTATATTATTAGTTTCTACAGTTAGGTATAGATTATTAATTTCAGCAGTATATATTTTAATTCTTTCTCCATTTGGTGTTTCTAATATGAAACTATTTATATATTCGTTCATATCACCTCCATCGTCTTCTGAAGTTGCCATTATATCTGTTGCTGCTATAATAATTTTATATCCTTTAAAATCCATATCAGGTCTACATTTTATATTATTATAGTCTAGAACAAAATAATCTACAAATTCAGGACTCCAAGTTAAAGATTGTACAGCAGCTTCAAGAAGATGCTTTGCTGATAACATCTTTTGAGTTAATACAGATGATAATAACTCAGCTGCAATTTTCCCTGCGTTAATAAGCCTTACTATAAATGCTAGATGACCATAACATTTATAACAGATTCCATTCCCTTCTGCATGAGATTTACATGTCATAGGAGAACGTAATAATATTGTTTTATTTACTAAATGATTATCAGATTCTTTCAATAAATATTCCATACCATTTTCAGTCAGTCTATAATATCTAAAATTATAACGCTTCAATGTAGAAGCGTCTTTAATAAAAACAGGTACGAAATTTCTAGTTCCACAATCGTAATGTGGATCTTGATGTATGAAAGAATCTACATTATTTATTCCTAATAGTCTAGCAAAATATCCTGAGTCGGATACATTATCTTCAACTATTATCTGTGCTAATCTACCAGAATGTGATTCTATGTGATATGATAGTAAATCATTTACCCCACCTATTAAGAAATTGGTATTTACTATAGTAGGGAAAATTCCACCATCACCATCTGGTTTAGTACCAATATTGACACCAAACTCTCTAAATTGTTTAATATTAATTCCTTCTTGTGCATTGAAGAAAGCAGCCAATCCATGTTTAGATTTCTTCATTATTTCTATCATTTCCATAGTTAAATCCATACCAATTTCTTTTACCCTATCTAATGGAGTTTCTTTAGGTATATTAGCATGGATTAATTCATTGAATCTTTCATTCTCATTCATTAATATAATGAAATCTTCTAGATTGATAGTATTAGCTAGGAACATACTAAATTCATTAATATCTAACAATTTATGAAGACAATCATCAATGATATTATTTAAATCAATAATATCAATAGAAGTAATATATTCTTCTATTAGATAATTGTCTATGTATCTTTTTATATTTCCCTTTGTGACACATGTCTCAAAGAATATGTATTTAGGTATTATCTTTCTATTGGTTTTAACTATTATATACCACATTATTAGATTCATCCATACATCAGGAATTGACATTTGACAAGTCTTATCTCCATCAAATCTCAATGTAATCATATGGTCTGTAGTATAATCCGTTTCTATAGTATCTAGCATTAAATTTAGAATACCATAATAATAAGACTCATAATTATTAATGTTTAATCCACCTACATCTAATATCATTTGTTTATTTTTTGCAAAATCAGCAAAAGGTCCATAGTTCTCATAATACAGAACGGTCTCGTTTAAATCTTGTACAATATCATCTACAAATTCACTTTTCATTCCATCACCTCAAATATATAATATACAATTATATAAATTATTCAATTATAATTGATAAACCGCCTTCTATGTTTGACATATTAGAAATAGGTTTAATCTCTTCTATACCATCTGTCCATGATCTAATTTTTATTGTTTGATCTCTATCAATATTTTCATTATTTATTAAATCTAAAGCAACAAACCCAACTTCTGATTTTTCTCTTTCTATATCTTTATTTCCTTTTATATTATGACAATACCATCTGTCATGTAATATTGGTTCTAAATTATCCAATGTATCATTTATAAAATTATAATACTCAAATTGTTCTTCTTTATTTAATTCTTCATCAAAATTTCTTTCAGCTTCTCTTTGTATACAAGATGAATATAAACCTCTAAGTATATCTATATCCCCATCACATTCGACCTTATCAAATATAACCATAGAATCTATATTAGAATTTATAGTATTCTGATTCATTAATTCTTTATGTTTTTCTTCTGTAGCTTTTACTTTATAATATTTTACTTTTAAATCATTCATATTATTTATTCTCCTCTAATTTAATTTCTAATGATATAGGTTCATTTTCAAATATTCTTTTATCTTGGTTAAAATCAGGTCCAAATCTAGATTTATATTTTTCAAGTATTAGTCTTTTTATTTCCTTATCAGACAATCTATTTCTTATACTAGTAAAAGAAGGTATAACTTCTATTTCTTCATATGGTATAAATGTTGAGTATGATTGTTCATCATCTGATAATATAGACATCATTAACATCTTCTCTTTGAATATATTGGTTTCTTTTGTTTTGACTCTATTATTCTATCAGCATTATAATCTTTTCTATTTAGCTCATCATGAACTATTTCGTCTAATCTTTTAATTCTATAAGTACCATCACCTTTTCTTACAAAAGGTGAATCATTATTCATTCCATACGTAATTTTAGGACACATATCTCTTAAAGAATCTATAGTAATAACATCTTCTGGTTTATTATAATTACTATGATTATATGTATATAAATAAACTTCATTATTCATAGCATGTTTATATACACAAGATATAGAATCATTTATATCTTTAATAAATCCTCTACCAAAAGTCTCTATAGACGGAAACAATTCTTTTGTAGATTTTCTTAGTAATCTATATTGTTCATATGTAATTACAGCAGTTTGTCTTGGTCTATTAAGTTGTGGTTGAGTTATAAAGAAATAATCAAATGTTTTATAATAAACTCCATTTATATCTAGATTACCTGTAGTACATTCAAAATCTATTTTATTATTTCCTGAAATTTTAAATATCAAATCACCATATATCATAAATACTATTTGTTTTGGTTTTAATGATATATGTACATTATTATGTAACACATTATATGATATTTGGACTTTGGAATACATTGAAGTATTATCAAAATCATATATAGGGTTTCTTACTCCTTTTAACCATAATTTATGGCATTTAGAAAATGAACTTTGCGATTCATCTTCTTTAATATTATACGAAGTATCATTCATAAATTCAGGGAATCTTGCATAAATTATTGGAAGGTTACCACCATTATATAATTGATTATAATCAAATTCTATACTAGACAAATCAGGTTTTTCATTATTAATATATGAATATTCTCCTGTAATTGGGTTTCCTACCATAGCACCTTTAAATTGAACTCCACTTATATCATGAAGAGAATCAATATTACATAATTCTTCTTTCATGAATCCTTCAAATTTTTTATTTAATGATGGATGTCCTATATATCCAACATGTTTTTCTTCAGATATTTTATTATTTTTTAATAACTCAAGTATTTCATCTACATCATCTAACCAATATTTTGCTTTAAGTTTGTTAAGTTCATCTTCTTTAGGATAAAATATATATTCTTTTTTATGTGAATCTTTTCCTGTATATTTCTCTAACAACATTTCTTTCATTATGTCTGGTGTATTTTCATATACTATACATTTATTTTTTTCTAATAAATTTTTCAAACTATTTTTACTTTTATTTATATTTGTTTTATAATACATTATCATTTGATCTATTACATTAGATTTATCATCTTCTTTACATATACCTAATATACAATCCATTACATCAAAGTATATTTTTCTTTTTAATAATTCTTCTTCCTCCTGTAATTTTCCCATTTCTTCTTTTGGAGAGTATTTTGGAGAAGCAGATTTATATATCACTTTCCTTTCATCTGATGATAATTTTTCATTTAAGTAATTTATCTCGTCCATAATAAAATTCATCCTCCTTAAAATATTCATTATCTTGTTATCATATATATAATATATAATTATTTTAAATATTAATTCGTAAAATATGATAGTACTATAATAAGTACTATCATAATTAATTATATTATGGTCTTGCATAACCAATTGGAATTTTATTTTGAATATGTTCTTTTTGTTGAACCTTTGCTACTTTACTAGCAGGATTTACATATCTTTTATTGATAGCTCCTAATAATTGTCTTTCTTTGATTCTATTGAGTTTAAGCTTCTCATATAAAGGATCATTATGTTCTTTAGCTAATTGTATAGCAGCCATACCTATACGTCTCTCTAAGTCATCCATTTTTGATAATTTAATCATAGTTTTCTTACCAATTAATGATTTTTCAAGCATTAATTGACACTCAGTAGATTCTAAGAATTGTTCTATTCTACCTTGTGTTAAATGACAAAGTTCATTGCAGTAGTAGGATTCATTTAATTCTTTCCAACCTTCTTCTGACAAGGACATATTTTCGTCAATTGCTTGTGAGTTATATTCTTCTTCAAATGAAGCAGAGTTTTCTTGAATTGTGTTTAGTGATGGTAAAGTTGTATTGTATCTTCCCATGAGAATTTCCTCCTTCTAATTCATTGATAATCAATATATTTAATTTATTTAAATGTTACCTATATCAAGATTTAAGAGAATAATTAGAAATTAATATGACCAAAACTTTCAAGTAATAATTAAAAGGAGTGTGATTATATGGCTTGTAGTATTACAGAATTACAAGACAAGCAAATTATCAAACAATATAAAGAGGTAGTAATGGATATGCTTCCTTTAAACTTTCCAGGATTAAATAAAATGGATTTAGAGAAAGCTGTAAATCAATCTATAGAAACTAGATTCCAAAATCCTCAAGCAAAATTATATAATAATTATAATGAGAAGACAATAAATACTACTCTATTAGATACAATAGAATATATAATAAACAGGCAACCCATTCTCTGTGCTTCAGGTGTAATGTTTAAACGTCATTCAGAAATGAGAAATCCATTAATTAATCTTATAAGTTCTTATCTTGATAACAGAAAGAAAGCTAAGAAGATGATGTTTAAATTTCCTAAGGGAAGTGAAGATTTTGAAAAATATAATTTGTTACAATTACTATATAAGATCGACACGAATTCTTTATACGGGTAAACTTTCCTGCCCCTTTTTATGGTAACATAAAAATGAATAACCTATTGAATTGCTGGGAAGCTCACAAAAGTTCATAAACCATAATTAATAAGAAATGGTAACGAAAGTAGAAATAATGTATGAACCTGACATATGCTGAAATAAAAGCCTATTATATAGGTGCTAAGTGTTATTAACAAGGAGTAATCAGCAGCATTAAGAAATTAATGTTCAACGACTATCGAAAGCTATATACTAGTTTACATAGAGATATGTCTAGTTAAAAATAAGGTATTATTAAAAGGTAAATATAAATTGAAAGGTATGATTTTTATATTAAGAAAATTTATGTATAGAATGGATGAAGATTATACACCTACATTTTATACAGATCCAAGAATATATCAAAGCCCAATATATCCAGAAAAATGGTCATATGTGAATATTAATGGTTTATATTATAATGAATATAGTGTAAGTACTCATGGAAGAGTATATTCTAATTTAAGAAATCAATTTATTATTTCTACTATTATAAATAGTGGTTATTATAGAGTAGTATTACGTATTAATAACCAATCTTATTATGTATTGGTACATAGATTGATTATGATGACTTTTAGACCTTGCTTAAATATGAATGATTTACATGTTAATCATATATATGGGGATAAATTAGATAATTATTTATTTAATTTAGAATGGACTACTAGAGCTTTAAATATGCAACATGAAAATATTTTAAATAATGATAAAGCATATACAGAAGTTCAAGTAAATGCAATATGTAAATTAAGAGAACAAGGTTTACAAATACATGAAATAATAAAAGAATTAGGATTAGAATATAGTGAAACTGAAAGAATGCGAGTAAGAAGAATTATATTAGGAGAAATATATAATTATATTACATGTAATTATGATATGCCACCATTAGAAAGTGAAAAATATTCACAAAAAATAGATGAAGATATAGTAATACAAATTTGTGAAATGAGAACAAACATGTTAACTCCAAAAGAAATATGTGAAAGACTTGGTTGGGATTATGAATCGACTAAAGGAAGAGTAAATCATATAATAAATAGAGAAACATGGATAGAGATATCTAAAGATTATATTTTTCCTCCATATGAAAATTTGAAATATGGGCAAAAATTCACAGAAAAAATAGTAAGAGATATATGTGAACTCAGAATGCAATCAAAATCATGTAAAGAAATAATGAATGAATTGGAATTAGATTATAATGATAGAGTAGTTAGGGATAGAGTTACACATATTCTTAGAAAATCTAAATGGAAGAATGTTGTTAAAGATTACAATTTTCCAGAATTAAATGATAAATCTAAGTATTTCGATAATGACATTGTTAAACAAATTTGTGAATTACATTTCATTGAAAGAAAAAATACAAAAGAAATAATGGATATATTGAATTTGGACTTTAAAAATAAAAATTTAAATGAAGCTATAAGAGAAATATGTAGAGGAAATAGTTTCAAGAAAATAGTAAAAGGATATAAAGAAAAACAATTAAATACCTTTAATAATACAAAGCAAGTAGAGTAGAGCCTAAGTTATTGAGGTGGAGGTTTTCAGTAATAATGATATAATGCCTCCTTAAATCGAAGTGGTAGGTTGCCTATATAAGATTAGAAATAAAGTTGTATAGGTAAATGATATAGTCTAGCCACCTACTTAACAGTAGGGAAGTTTATAATAAAACTGATAAGTTTAACAAACTTATTGAATGTAGCGGTTTAGGGCAATATAGTTGTATTCTATACAATTTACATGTAGCTCCATCTATCACAACTCAAGCAAGATCATGTATATCTTCAGCAGGATTATTCTTTGAATCATTCTTAGCTAATAATGCAAAATTTGAATGTTTAAATGAAATAGTAGAATTTATACATAATATAATAAAAGAAATTCCAGATAGAATATTTAATGATAATAATATATTAGATTGTAATGTATCTGTAGATGATTGTTTCGCTAAAATAATTTCTACATGTGGATTTAATTATATTCCCGATAAAAAAGATATGGATATAATTTATAATATAATATGTGGATTATCACCAGATAATGTAAATAGAATATACTATAAAAATAATTTATATGAATTCTTAGAAAATAATCATGTAAATGAATCTATGATTAAAGTACTTAAAAAATTAGATAAACCATTTATGGACCCAAATGAATGTCCTCATGAAGTTGAAGAAGAATTAGGATATTTTGAAACATTATTACATGAATATATCTATTATAATCATCAAATATTTAATAGAATAGATAAATATAATAATATGATTCGTTCAGTTGTAGCTCTCACAGACACGGATAGCGATATTTTGAGTTTAGATCCATTCTATCGTTATGTATTAAATAAAATAGAAGGAATAGATTTAAAGATAAAGCACACCCCTATAGATTTAATGGAAAGATTAGAAACAGATGAGTTTAATGATTTAAAGCAACCAATTAAATTTATGGAAAGAATGGAAGATGACTTAGATTATTCTTTCTATGATGATGAAGTTATTCAAATGAAAAAGATGATTAATCCTTTAAAGATCATTCCACAAGAAGGTGTAAGATATTCTATAGTAAATATTATGAGTTATTGTCTTACACATTTTGTAAATGACTATATGGAAAGATATACTAAGAATACACATTCATGGGCTGAGGGTAAAGAATGTCTTATTAATATGAAAAACGAATTCTTATTTAAGACAATACTTCTTACAAATGTAAAGAAGAATTATGCTTCTATACAAGAAATACAAGAAGGAAATTTGATAAAAGATGGATTTACGGATTATAAAGGAATGGCACTTACCAAAAGTATTACGAATAAATACACACAAAAGAGATTAAAACAAATAATGTATGAAGATGTATTAAATGTTTCAGAATTTGACCAAATTAAATTATTAAAAGATTTAGCAATATTTGAAAAAGAAATATATGAAAACCTTAGAGTTGGTAAAAAAGATTTTTACAAACCTAGAAAAGTAAAAGCTTTGGCAAATTATGACGACCCATTAAGGATTTCTGGAGTTAAAGGTATGTATACATGGAATAAAATTAAAGATGATAATATGGATGGATTCGATCTGGAAGGAAGTAATGCTTTAGAATTAGTAGATGTATTGATAAACGTAAAAACCATAGAGAAATTAAAAAGAACTGCTGATAAATTATATTTAGAATCAAAAGAAAAGAATGATTTGAGTTTTAAAAATAAAGCTGATTATTTTATGGAAAAATATATAAAAATAAAAGAATTATTACCCGATAAAATGTACAAAGGAAGTATAACGTCAGTTTGTATTCCAACAAATATTGCAATGCCTGAATTTTTGACTATATTTATAGATTATAATAAAATCATTAATAGTTCTTTATCATTATTTCCTTTAGCTCCATTAGATATATACCAAGGTAATTCTCATAACAACTACACAAATATAATTTCATTTTAGAAAGGAAAATAATATGGAAAATGAAAACCCAAAGTTAAAGAAATTTATGACAAGAGATGAACCAAATAAAAATAACCATCCAAGAATTGGAGAAGTCAACTATAAATTCTCTGGTTCTCCAATGATAATAACTGATTATAGAAATAATGCTGATATAGATGTCTGTATTATTAATATATTATCAGATGGTACTATAAAATATAATAATATTTGTAATAGAATGTACAATCATTTTAAAAATGGAAAAGATATTAAATCGCCGTATGATAAAGCCACATGTGGTATTGGTTATATAGGAGAAGGATATAGACCAAAAGATGTTCCTGAAATATATAGATTTTGGAATCATATGTTGACAAGAACTAATTCTATAGAATTTAAAATACAAAGTCCATCATATAAAGATGTTAAACTTCATCCGTGGTTTGAGAATTTTCAAAATTTTATCAAATGGTATAATTTAAATTATTATAAATTTCCAAATGAAAAAATGTGTGTGGATAAGGATATAATATTTAAAGGAAATAAAATATATGGTCCAGATACATGTTGTTTTGTACCAGAAAGAATTAATCTACTATTTCTCAATCGTAAAGCTTTAAGAGGAAATTTACCTATAGGAGTTTATTTTGAAAATTATAGTCAAAAATATTGTATTGAAATAAATAAATTTAAGAAAAGATTTAAAACTTCAGAAGAAGCATTTTATGTATATAGAGCAAGGAAACTATCTTATATAAAAGAAGTAGCAGATGATTATCTTTATAATAAAGGTGGAATGAATATTCCTCAATTTAGAGATGTATTTTATCCTGCAATGTTGAGATATGATATAGAAATAACAGATTAATATAATTTCATTCTAGAAGGATTATTATAATCTTTCTTCTATGAAAAGGGGGTAATATAAATGATAAGAGATATGAAAAAAGATGATATAAATTGGATTTCTAAATTAGACAATAAAGAATTTTCTGCTGATTATAAAACATCATTAGATAATTATACTGATTGTTATTATGATAACTCTATACATTGTAGATTAATTGATAATGAAGAAGAGAATATAGGATTTATTACATTTTCTGAATCTAGTAATATAGAATTAATACAGAGATATAAAAAATTAAAAAATATAATTCCTTCTAATAATGACAAAGTAATCTATATTGATGGTATTATTATAAAAAAGGAATATCAACATAAATCATATGGACAAGCTTTGTTAAATGAAGTGGTAAAATTTGCTAAAGATAACTCTTATCATTTTATAATAGCAGTTGCTGTTCAATCTAATCTATTTAATGGAATAAAAGTAAATTCAGAGAAGTTGCTTTTAAATAATGATTTTAATAAAGTGAAAGATTTACCTAATATATGGAGTAAAGATATAATATGTCCTATATGCTTTCCATACTATTATAAAGAATGTAAATGTACTTCTGTATTATTTATTAAAGACATATAAACTTACAAGAGAGGATGAATATATTATGTTTATAGAAAAAGAAGATCTAGAATTAAAGAAATTTATGACAAGAGATAAACCTAATAAAAATAACCACCCAAGAATTGGAGAGATTAATTATAACTTTTATGGGTCTCCAATGATAATAGTAGATTATAGAAATAGTATAGATATAGATGTTTGTATTATTAATATTATGAAAAATGGAAAGATAAATTATTATATTGTATATAATAGATCTTATGATAAATTTTTAAAAGGATGTATGAAATCTCCTTATGATTTATCATGTTGCAATACAGGATATTTAGGGGAAGGTTATAGACCAAAAGATATACCTATTATATATAGATGTTGGCTACAAATGATAAACCGAAGTTGTTCAGTAAATTTTAAAAATTTATGTAATACATATATAAAAGTAACTGTTGATAAAAGATTTCATAATTTCCAAAATTTTATTGAATGGTATTATCAGAATTATTATCAATTTCCAAATGAAATGATGAGTTTAGATAAAGATATATTAATTAAAAATAATAAAATATATAGTCCTGATACATGTATATTTGTACCTCAAAGAATAAATATATTGTTTATAAAATGTGATAAGGTTAGAGGTGATTTACCTATAGGTGTTTTTTATAGTAATGGTTGCAATAAATATATATCAGAGCTAAGAATTAGTATACCAAAGACTAAAAATTTATTTTTAGGGACTTTTTCAAATCCAGAGGAAGCTTTTTATGCTTATAAAGAAGCTAAAGAATCATATATTAAAAGAGTAGCAGATTATTACTATTATGAAAAAGGAGGACAATATATACCTCAATATAAAGATATAATATATCCTGCTTTATATAGATATAGAGTAGAAATAACAGATTAATTATTTGAATGGAAATGATATAAAAGATCTTATTAAATTAATTGATGAAAAAGGAAATGATAATCCTAATTTAAATCATATTAAAAATGTTTTATTAAATCGTCGTAGTGGAAAATCATATACAAAAGCTCAATTAATAGAAATCATTAAACAATATAAACCAGAATATGATTTAGATACTTTAAAAAATATGGATGATAAGAAATTATACAATTTAATTATTAAATTAGAATTGGAGGTTATAAATTATGGGATTTAAAAAATCAGAATACCATTATTGGGATATTCTTAAAAAACGTGCTAGAAATTGTAATATAAAGGAGATATGATATGAATATTGATATTAAAGGGAAAGTAATATGTCTATCTGGAAGTAATAAGTTTAAAGAGGAATTCCAAAAGAAAATAAGAGAATTTACATTAGGAGGGGCTATTGTATTAGCTCCAACTATATTTGATCATACTGATGTAGAAAATTTAGATGAAGAACAACAAGAAATGTTATTTCAAAACCATTTAAAGAAAATAAGAATGAGTGACATTGTATATATCATAGATAAAGATAGTTATGTAGGGAATAATACTATAAAAGAAATAAAGTATGCTGAAGATCTAGAAATACCTGTAATATATATGGAAAACCATAATAATAATAGAGAATCATATCCAGAAAATCCATATTCCAAAGAAAAATCATGGAAGTGGTTTCAAGATACTGGATTAGTATTACAAGTCAATCAAATATTACATATTTTTGGAATTGCAATTACAATCAAAAGAGATGATTCAGGAAATCTAGTGAAAGTATTTCCTAGTCGAGTTAAATTCCGTGGTTTTGGTGAAGATAGTATTGATAAATCTTATACTAAAGTAAGTAAGTATTTAAAAGAAAATAGTGAAGAAATATTAAAAGATATTACAGACCCATACGAAGATATCACTATTGAAATTACAGATGAAACAAAAATGTTAAGTGATATTGCTATATCAGATGATCCTATAATTAATCAAGAAATAATAGATACTATAATACCATCAGGAGTCAGAAATATATTAGAAAAAACAAATGCACAAGCATTAGTTGAAATATTATCTAAAATTTCTGAAGGAAAATTTAATAAAATTAAAAATGAACCTAAGTATGTTACTGTTGAAGAGATAGAAATAACAGATTAAAAATACGATATTTCAAAAGATAATAAGTAAATAACTAATAAATGTAAAATATTATGAATGAGGTGTTATAAAATGAAATTAAATGATAACTTTCTAAAATTGTATTCTGATATTGCATCAGATAAAAAATGTAAGGTGATTGATGTATTAAATGAAGATGGAAATATTGCAATCAATGACACAATAGATGAAAAATATAAAGGTGTATTAGAATTACATAATTGTATGAATAATCCTTTGTACTTCTTGGACAAGCTTAAAATAAATGTAAATGATGAATTAATACCAATGCCAATAGATATAACTGGTTTTATGAGTATTAAATTAGTACATACTAATAAAAATAATATAGTTGTGGATCATCCAAAAGGTACTCATGTAAATGATTTAATTATTGGATATATGATGTATAAGTTATTATTCACAGATGAATGTATAATGTTTTATACTACTGATAAATATAGTGAGGCTAAGAATATGGATATATCAAAGTTATATGATAATATACCTAAATATTTAAAGATTAAACCTCTTAATGAATTATCATCAAGAATATTATATCATAATTATGATAAAGAACAATTTGAAAAATTGAATAGCAATAATATAAATATAGGTTTGATAATTTATATGAATGTGTCTGATTTAGCTCCATCTAAATTTTTATTAGATACTGGAATTACTACAATAATAAGTAATTCTAGTGGAGATTCTAGAAACATTAAATATAGATTTACTAAAGATCATAGTGGTCATAATTTTAAAATGTTAAATTATGATGTAAAAACTTTAGGATATTCTAATGAATGGATTAAAGAACAATTTGAAAAATTAGATAATAATACAGATAGATTATTAAAAGAAATATTTATGTTATATGACGATATGACAGATGAAGAAGCTGAATCATTAGAAGAGAAATATAAAGCTAATCATTATACAAAATCAGAATAATGTAATAAGATGACAGATTAATTTCTGTTATCTTTATTTTAAATATAAGGAGGAAAATAAAATGGAAGAAATTAAATACAATATTCATGTCACAACTAAGAATATGTCATTCGTAAAAATGGTTGCAATATTAAAACAGGAGAAAGTTGAAAATAATAAATTCTTTTTAGCATTATTTGATGAGTCTTTAGAAAATCTTGATCCATATGATCCAAATTTATCATATGAAATTAAACAAAGAATATTTAAAGAATGTACATTAAATTATTGGTACTTTCTAAGAGAAATTGTAAGAATACCAATACAAGGTTCTAATATACCTTATAAAATGTACGAATTACATAAAGGTAATCTAGCATTAAATTTCTGTGTTATAAATAATTTAAATACTATATTAGAATTACCAACTTATGGATATAAAGATATATCTGTATTATGTAGAATATTATGGGAGTTCTTATTTGGTACTAAATATTTAAACACTTCATTTATAGATAAAAGCTTTGAAAAAAATCAATTGGATTTAACTAAATTTAAAGATCTCAGAAAATTATTACCATCATACCTACGAATGGAAAAAGGAATAATATTTAAAGCAATGACTAATCATAAGGATTATAAAGAAAAATTATTAAATAATTTAAATCATAATAAAATTATTTGTATACCTTCAGGAAATACCAAACAAAAATCGGAAATAGTAGCTAGAGGATTAACTCAACCTAGACAATGTTATTTTGATCTAGTTAATATTAATAATATAGATATATTATTATCTGAGGAAAAACTAAAAATATTCAATGATATAATTAAACAAGTATCAGAAAAAGATAAAAATCCATATGGTATTATAGCTACAACTTTTTCTGGTGATAAAAGAATACCTTCTCAAAAATATGTATTTGATTTAATGAATAGTGGAATTAAATTTGATGATACATGGTATGATAAATCTGTTGAAGATATTAAAGATATGGTTTCTAAAAAATCAAGTAATTCATTTGTACACATCAGATATACATATAAACAATTGTATTTTTCACAAGAATGGTATCTTCAAATTTCTAGATCATTGAATGATGATAAAGAGACTATCAAAAAATCTGTTCTATTAGAATGGATTGAAGACAATCTTACATATGAAAGAATAAGTATAATGGATGATTTAAAAATATTATAAATGAAAAGCATGGTATTGTTATTAGGATATTTAAAGATGGAAGTATTAGTGTATTAGAAAGTGTTGCACCTACTGTAATTAATACTCATGATAATAGTAAGACATTAGAGATAGTAGAAAAACATTCTGTAGATATATTTGATGAAACTAAATAATGTTAATTAATTCAGAAGGGTAAATCCCTTCTGAGTTTTACCTCCTTTCAACATTTAAGTAATTTATGTGAGAGGAGGAAATTTAATGGCTTTATTACAAGCTCCAGTTATGGCTAATAAGAAGTATTACATACAGAATAATACTAAGAATACATCATATATGAATATGCATGTCATTCTTAGATCTAAAGGAATACAAAATAATAGTTTCTTTTTAGCCGTTACAGATCCATTACTAATGTCTATTGATCCTAGAGATCCAAATATAAATTATCAAATAAAACAAAGAGTATTTAGAGAATGTACATATAATTATTGGTACTTTCTAAGAGAAGTATTACGTATTCCTGAACAGGGTGGTTCTGCTAATTCTGGTAAAATGTATGAATTACATAGAGGAAATTTAGCATTAAACTATTGTCTTATAAATAATTGGAATGTATTCTGTGAATTACCTCGACAACATGGTAAAACAATAGCTGTAATTTGTAGAATACTATGGGAATTCTTATTTGGTACTAGAAACTCTGAAATGGCATTCATTAATAAGAAATTTGAAGATAGTAAATTAAATTTAGCAAGACTTAAAGAAATACGTAGAGCTTTACCATCATACTTACAAATGTCTCAAGATTTAGTCGATCCTGTTACTGGCAAGAAAGTAAAAACTATTGATAGAGTAGAAATATTAGAAAATTCTATGAATAGAAATAGAATAGTAACAGTTGCTTCTGCTAATAGTAAAATTAAAGCTAATACCCTAGGAAGAGGATGTACTCAACCTAGACAATGGTATGATGAATTTGCGTTTATTCCATATAATAATATAGTTTACTTATCTGCTACTCCTGCTTATAAAACAGCATCAGAAAATGCAAAGAGAAATAATGCTCCTTATGGAATTGCTATTACTACAACTCCTGGAGATTTAACTACTGAAGAAGGTGCTTATGCTTATAGAATGACAGAATTAGCAACAGAGTTTAATGAAATGTGGTATGATTTACCTATAAATGAAATAAGAGATATACTAAATAAGAATGAAAATTCTACATTTATTCATATTAGGTTCACGTATCAACAATTAGGAAGATCTGAAGCATGGTTTAGATCTATATGTCTTGAAATGCAAAAAGATTGGGATGCTATCAGAAGAGAAGTATTACTTGAATGGTCTGAAGCTTCTGGAGATAATCCATTTAGTAAATCTGACTTAGCATTAATAGAATCTTTATGTTTAAAAGAACCTTTAGCAACTGTTCCAATAGGACACTATAGAGTCAATATTTATAAACAAGCTATGAACAATATTGAGTTATTAAGAGATACATTCATAATCGGAGTCGACGTTTCTGGAGGTTTGAGTAGAGACTCATCTACGTTTACCGTAATTAACTCAAGAACCACTGAAGTTGTAGCGGACTTTAATTGTAACTATATTAATCAACATGAATTTGCTATGGTTATATACCAATATGTAATGACTTGTTTGCCAAATTCTAAATGTATAATTAATGTAGAAAGAAATGGTGGTTTTGGACAAGCAGTATTAGCTGACTTAAAGAATTCAAGTATTAAAAATAGATTGTACTTTGAATATAAAGAAAAGGTTATCGAAGATAGATCTAGTTTAGGTCAAACTTTAAGCAAGAGAAAAGCTTTAGTTAAAAATTATGGTTTTGATAATACTGGAAATTCTAGAGAAACACTAATGGAAATACTTAGAATCAGAGTTAATAATCATAAAGGTAAATTTATATCTCCTATATTAGCTAAAGAATTAAAAACATTAGTTAGAAAGAGAAACAGAATAGATCATAGTAATACAGGTCATGATGACCAACTAATGTCTTATTTATTAGCTTTATATGTATGGTATGAAGGTTCACCTAATCACCTAGAAGAAAATTGGGGAGTACAATTAGGTTCTATTAAAAATGATGAAGATAAGTATGAAGAAGCTATTAGTTTTAATGATGGTTATAATGATATAACTTCAGAAATAGAAACATATTTAGAAACAGATGATTTAGTACAAAAAGAAATTAATTTCTTAAAACAAGGTGCTGGTAAAACATACAAACAATGGATGGAAGAAGAAAGACAAAGAGATAATGACGCTCTTGAAAAGATATTACAAACAAAACACGGAAGAGATGCATATGCTAAATCAAATAATATGACTGATGTAGAAATGGAATGTATGACAAGAAATGTTCAATCACAAGGATTTAAAATTCCTGATGAAGTATTTACAGGATTTTATGGTGATGATTAATTATTAAAGGAGGAATAATAATGAGTTTAATTAACAAAGATAATTTATATTCTATATTATCAAATTTTAAAGATAAAATAATATCTTTAATAACAACATGTGAAAGTCCAATAGATCCAACATTAATTAATTCTTGGGTAAACTATGGAAATGGTTATAGTACAGTTGGTTACTGTAAAGATTCATTGGGATATGTACATTTAAAGGGTAGTGTAACCAATGGAGGAACAAGTGCAACGGTTTCTGGAACTGTAATATTTCAAATGCCTGAATCTTATAGACCTTTAGCAATAGTTAAATTTTCACAAAATTCAGGAAAAACACCAACTAGTAGTGTCATTAATCTGACGTCAATAGAGATAAATAATATTGGAGAAGTAAAAATAAATACTTATATTGACAAATGTGTTTCTTTAGATGGTATAAGTTTTAGGGTAGGTGTTTAAGATGAAAAAAGTATTAAAAATTGATAGTGATGGCTATTTTGTAGAAGATGTTTTAATAGAAGACAGTGAATCAATTCCAAGTGATTGTATTGAAACAATTTGTCCTCAAGGATTTATAAAACCAAAATGGGATAATTCTAAATGGATTGAAGGTGGAATTATATCTGTCAAAGTAGAAACCGATGAAGATAAAAAAGAAAGATATAATAATTTTACAGTGCACTATATAAGAGAGAAATACTCATCTGATGATGAATATAAAATATTAAGAGAAAAAATTAATGGAACGGATACTGAAAATTTTGCAACCTATAATACTTATATTGAAGAGTGTAAAACAAAAGCACATACTGAAGTTTATGGTAATTAATAATATAAAATGGGATTAATTTCCCATTTTTATTTTTTACCCTATATACAACAAAGAAGTAATATATTAAAAAATTAAAGGAGGATTATTTATGAGTAACATGCTATCCGATCCAACGTCTATAAAAATAATGACTGAATCGAATCTATCTGATATAATTAGTAGATTTGATGATGATGTAATATTAGACATTATAAATGAAAATATAAACTTTAGATTTAATGCTGTAAATGAATTATCTAATTTACCAGCAGCTTGTGAATTAACTTTTAAAAATGAAATTTCTAATCTAGATGATTGTGCTCCATATTTAGAACAAATAAAAATACTAAGAGACAGTACATACAGATCTATTATAAACATAGTTTGTAATAAATTTGATTTCACATTCCATGATATTGAGGAAGTTACAGATATATATACCGCTGCATATAGTCTGTATAATTTAATTATATCTAACTTTAGAAATGCTATATCAGATTTTTATGCTAATTATATCATGTCAGAATATAAAGGATTATATGAAGCTTTTGGTATTGCTAGATTTAAAAAACAAAAAGATTCTGCTACTATTTACAATAAGTCTAACTATGATAATCAAGAATTAGGTCTTATTATTTCTAACTTAAACTTTGTTTTAGAGAATATGAGAGGAATAGATTTTTCGTTTGATACTATCCTAAATTATATGTATAAAAATAATTCAAGTGTTTCTAATTATATACGACAAAACTTTACATGTAATTGTGATTTTTATAAGAATATAATTCTACCAATATTATATTCAGAATATAAGTCAATATTAATAACAGACATTAGATTCAAAATAGATTCTGTAGGACTTATTCCTGTAGGAAATATTTTAGATATGCAACATAGTTCAGAAATAGATGAAGAATAGAGGAGAGATATAATATGTCAAATAATAATATACCAACATCAACATTTACTAAAAAGGAATTAGAACAAATTAAAAAAATCACTAATCCAGAATATAATAAGGAATTAGTTGAAAAAGAAATGAAAGAAATGTTTGGTACACCAGATCTAATAGAAAAACAAGAAGATAAAGAATACCCTATAAATGTAATAAATAAACCTGAAATAACAGAATTTAATCAAACTGTTTCTATAGATCCAAATACTGGTTTACATACTATTATATCAGGTGATGAATTAAATCAAAAATCAGGACAAGATATTCCATTAGATGAAATAGAAGACTTTGATGTGAATAGTATAGAAATTAAAGATAGTGATGCTGAATCTGTACAATCACTATTTGGTATTGGTGGTAAAGATGCTCTAGATTTAATTAATCTAATAAGAGAAGTAAAAGCTGGAAAAGACAAAAATTTATTTAATAAATTACCTTCTTCTATGAAAAATAGTTTGGTATCTATGTGTGGTCGTAATATACCATTATTAAACAAAGCTGCTAAAGATTTCATTAATATGTCTATAAGTCAAATAGGAACTGACCAAGCTTTTGTAGATTTAGAATCTGGTATTCAAAATGCTACTAAAGAGATGAGTGATGGGTATAGAGACTTGGCTAAAGAAGCTATGAAAATAGAAGATGATGATTATGATATAAAGCTTAAATTATATACAGAATATTTAAGAAAAGAATATGATACATGGATAGATAATATAAATAATTTATCCAAAGAAGACTTAAATAATGCTATATTAGCAGATGAAAAACTTGTTAATAAAATTAATGAATATAATAAAAAAATAAATAATAATGTCCTACAATTAGATTCAGATAGTTATGATATACTACTAAAAGTTTATTTAGAATACTCATTAAAAGAAGCAGATAAATGGGAGAAAGTAAGAGATAGATATTTATCTGCTATAGATTTTTCTGAATTAAAAAATGCTATTAAATCTAATCCTAAAATTACTAAGAAATTAGATAAATATAATAGAATGGTTAGAGACTTTAACTATAAGTATACTTCTGAAACTAAGAAAACTAAGTTTGCTTGTAGAGATATAAATTTTGCTACTAATGTATTAGCCAGAGTTCTAGACTCAAGAGAATATCCTAATGATTTAATTAAGAAATTTATTTGTGTTATATGTAATTATACAAAGAACTTTGATGCTACAGAGATATTAGATCATACGTTTATGTATTTTACTATAAAAACTATAGTTTCAATTGAAACATTTAATTATGGAGAAGAAAAATATAATAATATAATTTCTTCTGTAAAAAATATTCTAGATTTATTAAAGGAGGTATAATAAATGAGTTTTAAAGAATTAGACAATAGCTCAATTGTGACAGATGTTGAAACAGAGGTTAATAAATCTTTAAAGATTATTATCACTTATGCTGATAAGACTTCCAAGCAATCTCAATTCAATATAGGAGATACTATTGCTGTTAAATTTATTGAGAATGAAAGACTATCTACTATTGTTGGGACTGTAACAAAGATAAATGCTGAAAGTGATGATGTATATTTTGTTACTGATACATCTGTAACTAGTCAAGCATATACAAAGAAAATATATCCTTCTCAAGTTAGAGATATTTCAAATGTTACTTCACCAACTTTTGATGTAAACTATGATGCTAGTGGTAATGTAATTGTTGATACACCACCAACTACAGTTTAATAAAACAGAAATATATGATATAATTACTAATATATGTACTCATTTATAATTATAATACAGATGTGGGTTTTCCATATCTGTATTTTACGTTTAATACTGAAAACTTTATACTATAAGGAGGTGTTCTATATATGGACAGTAAATACAAGATTCCATCCTTTTTACGAAGGGATAATGAATCTTTATTATTTAACGATAACGGAGAATTTGTTTTTTATGTTCCTGAGATTTATTTTGAACGAAAATTTGCAGAAATAATTGGTGAGAATGTAGATCTTATGGGTATATTAAATTATGCTATTTTTGATGAAAAAGGTAAACACGATGGATTGAGAACTTTTAATTATCCTACAATATTTACTACTATTCCAAGTAAAATAGAAAAAATTAAAGGAATAAAACTTACTAAGACATCAGAAGAAGATGACTATAGATTACTTAAATATAAGAAAGGAGATGTTATAGTAAAGTCTGTTATGTTAGAACAGAAGGTATCTAATGCAGATATTTTGTTAGGAATGTTTATGACTGGTAAGATGCCTACTACTATAGATTATTCTACTATATATAAATATTTCTTAGACAATATAAAATTAAATGGTGAAGATTATAAATTAAATGCTCAGTTATTTGGAATACTAGTTGCAGAAATGTGTAGATCTAAAGATGATATTAGAACATTATTTAGACATACTAATATGTCTAATATGACTGATTATCAATATATTCCTATGAAACAAATTCCTAAATTTATATCACCATTTGCGGCACTTACAAGTGAGAATATAGATGAATCTATTGTAAACGCTACATTAACAAAAGATACCAAATATTCACCATTAGAAAAAATAATGATTTAGACTAACTGGTACATTATAACATATCAATAATATATTTAAAAGGAGGAATAAATATGGCTCAGATAGTTACACCAGAATCACAATTTACGATTGTTGATAATTCTGCTATTACAACTTCAACAACTACAGTGACATATAATGGTCCTGTATTTCTTATAGCATCAGCAGCTCCTAAAGGTCCTGAAGAGATGACTGTAGTGCCTGCGTCTACTAAAGGGATTAAATTTTTTACTAAATATGGCATTAAACCATCATTTGCTAAATATGGACAGGCTTTATTAACTGCTGGGATATTAGCTCAAGATGAAGCAAAATTAATATTTAAAAGAATAGTAGCAGCAGATGCTACTCTTGCAAATCTTGTTATATATGCTCAAATAACTAGTTCATCAACACAAAAAACAAATAGTGATGGATATTTAGTATATACAGACAGTGCTGGAAATGAAACTATAATAGCTGATGGTAATACAGCGGTTATGGAAAAAAAATACAAGGTTAAATATACAGGAAAATCATTTTCCGATGTTACAAGTATAAAAGGATTATCTACTTTAGTAAAATCTACTTTAGATGAAACTAATATGATTTATCCGTTATTTGTTATAACAGATAATGGAAGAGGTATTAGTAATAAGAAAATTAGAATTTGTTCTAATTCTACTGCTTCTAAAAAATTATCATATATGAAATATTATTTAGAAGTAATTGAAAATTCTACTATATTAGAGACTTTAAACTTTACTTCAAATCCAGATATTTCAGAATATGAAAAAAATATGTCTATTCAAACAGTTATTTCTCAATATTCAGACCAAATTAAATGTGAATTATTTGAAAGTTATTGGGAACTAATGTCTGAAAAGTTAAGTACATTACAATCTAATTATACTTATGATGAACTTATGAATTTAGATTTGTTCAATTGTAAAGATAGAACAGGTGTATCATTAACAGATATATCATTAGATAATTCTACTGGATATGCAAATTTATCATATACTTATGGATTATCTTTAGATAATGGATCTAATGGTTCTTTTGGTACTTATCCTATAAATTCAGATGATTATGCTAATGAATTAGTAAACTTTTTTAATGGTAATTTAACTACTGATATATATGATATAGATAACTTTAAGATTGATATTATTCCTGATGCTAATTATCCTATTAGTGTTAAGAAAGCAATAACGTCATTATGTGATGTAAGAATAGATCCATACTTCTTGAGAGATATGTGTATATTAGATACTACATATTCTGATATTATTAGTAATGGTGAAGATTTTTTAGAAAATAGTAATAATAGTATGTACTCAGGTACTTATCCATTATTCTATGATATAATAGATCCATTCTCTAATAAACAAATTACAGTTACATCTATATTAGAATTATGTGAGTTATTAATACCTCACTTTGTAAATGGTAGAAGTCGTCCATTTGCTGGAAGTATGTATGGAATTAAATTTTCAAGATGGATTGAGGGTACTGAAAACTTTAGACCTATAAATTTACCAGATGTAAAACAAAAAGATAATTTTATAGAATATAGATTGAATTATGCTACTAAATATGATGAAGGTAATTTTATACAAGATACTCAAATAACTTCTCAAATTGATTACACTCAAGCAACATTTATGAATAATATCTTATTAATCCAAAAGGTCATAAAAGATATTAGAACAGTAGCACCATCAATAAGATATTCTTTCTTAGATAAAGCTGATTTGGCTGATTATCAAGATACTGTAACAACTAAAGTTCTTAATAAAGTTTCTTCTTTATTTGATCTTATAGAATTAGTTTATATAGAAGACACTACAGCTAAACAAAATAAAATATATCAAGCTGCATTAAATGTAGTGTTTAAAGATTTCGTACAACAAGAACAGTTTACAATTTACTTAAACAATAGTAATTCTTAGAAGAAGGAGGGAAATAATATGTATACAGGATTAAAATCTCCTAGAACAGTTACTGATAGTAACTTATTTAGAGGTGTTACAGATTTTTCTAATTTATATCAATTTAATTTATATGAATCAGGATATCAAGTTCTATTATGGATTAAAACACCAAAATACATGGAGAAATTAGCTGGTAAAAATGATGAATATGCCGCTATAGTAGATAACTATAAATGGATTATAGAACATGAATTTAGAGGTCTTGATGGTCTTGATGATTTAAGCATAGATACAATAGAATTAACTGATGGTATTAATACTTTAAATATGATAGGAAAAGTTAATGAACCTACTGGAGTTACTGTTAATATGACTTACACAGAAAAATCTGGTATTATACTTAACAAATATCATGAATTATATCTTAAAGGTATTAGAGATCCTAAAGCTAAACAAGCAAAACATTATCATGGTTTAATCCAAGACGGTACATTAGAATCTGGATGGGAGAATGAAGTAGGTATACTTTTCTATATTGTTACAGATAATACTTATAGACAAGTTGAAAAAGCTTACTTATTATTAGCAGCTTATCCAAATAATGCCGATATGTCAATGTTTAATGGAACAGTTGGTGAGGTAGATAAGAAAGAAACAACTATCTCTTATAATGTATTTCCTGTATGTGGAGAAGCCGTTTATATAAAAGCTAAAGAAGCCTTAGGTTGGTTATTGAATGATAGTAATAGTGATAAAATGGTTATCAACTCTGATAATTATGAATGGAAGGGTTTAGCTGATGTTGTAACAACTTAAAAGATATAGTCTACAGGATAATCCTGTAGACTATTTTATGCTTACATTACACTATTATCATTAGGAGCTGAATATTCTGAAGCATGTAAATCAGCATATTCTTTTGCTTTAGATATAAGGTTTCTATCTAATTGAGAACCCATAACTTGTTTATTATGTTCTGATATAAATATCTTTTTCTTTATTTCTATTAATGGATCGCTTTGATTAACAAACTCTGTCTCTGCTATTTGTTGGGAGTAATCATTTACTACTCTGAATATTTCTGCAACTCCCATTGTGTTTATATATACTGGTGCAGGTAAAGTTACCTTTAATTTTACAGTATCATCTGGGAATTCATAATCATATATTTTTTGAAGTATTTTTGTAAAGAAAGGATTTGTTAATGATTGTCTCTTATATATAGATCTTAAAAATTTATAATTAGACATAGTAAGTCTTGTAGCAAAATCCACTTGTTTAGATTGATCCACATAATCTAAAGGTACATTAGTTGGACCTATAGCTAATTCTTTTAATGATTCCATTAAGTCTTGTTTAGTATCTATATCTTGACCAGGCATATTTTCTATTGTAACAGGAGCATCCCCTGATTGTCCTACAGGGATTAATACATCATTATATCTACCAGTAATATTTAAAGCTGTCTTAGGATTAGATATTTCTCTAGTACCCATATTTCCTCTTTTTAGTTGATTCATTACATTAAGTAATGTTCTAGCTATGTTTGTATCTACTCTATTCTTTACATAGTATACTCTCTTATCAAATCCTCTAGTCAATATACCAATAGTATTTGTAGTATATAGATTTATATACATACTAGCAGGTACAATAGATTTATCTAAATCAGAGACCCCTCTATGTGTTAATGGATCTTCATCAAACTTCATATGAATAATATCTTGTGGTTGTATAAATACAGCATTAACTTGTGTTTGTCCTTTTTCTAATATTTGAGTATTTTTTAATACAAGATATATTTCTTTCTTTAAATCTTGATTATCTTTAATAAACTTTTCATCTATCATTTTAGATAATTTATCAGATATATATGTCAATATATTTTTTCTTTCTTCTGATTTTGTATTATTAAATATAGATGACATATTAGCCATATTTCCTCTAAATGGGGATGCATTACTTTTACTAGAGTCTCTTAATTCATTTTGAATCTCACTTTCTATATAAAAATAACCAACAACAGTATCATCATCAAAATATAAAGGAATTATATTTTCTCTTCTTAGTTTACGCACTATACAACCTTTTAAATCTAATTTAGGATTCTCATAATCTTTATTATTTTCTTTTATATTCCCTCTGTCTATTAAACCATCTTGTATACCTTCAAATCCTAATTTATCTGGTACTAATTTTTTCTCCATCATTTTATAACCAATATTAATATTTTGCTGTTGTTCTGTTAATATTTCTCTCATATTATGAGCTTCTGAAACAGCAGATGATATATATCCATATTTATTGTAATTGATTGTAAATTCTAATTTTGAAATATCATTTAGATAATTAGAATACTCAGTGTCAGGTTTATGTACTTTTATAGGATTATCATTTTGAGAAGAAAAACATTCATTTAATACAAAACTTTCTGTATGATAAGCTGGATTTTTATTCTTATTCTTTAATAATTCACCTATAGCATCATTATATCCTTTTATATAAATAAAACATTCTCCATATGATGCCGTGATATCATAAAATTTATCATATTGATTTATCAAATTATATTTATCTTTTATATATGATATATTTTGTTGGAATACAGAAGCTTCTTCATCTGATGTAGATTTATTTGTGGTTAAATCTAATACATTAATAAAGTCTTTTGTATAATGATCTGCACATAATACATGATCTTTTTTTACATCAAGTACATCTTGCATTGTAGGAAAATATTTTACTATTGTATCTATCATTTCTTCATATTCTAATAATTGTCTATTTTGAATAAAATTAGGCATTATTTGTTCAGATAACTGTCTTGAATTAAATATAGAATCAAGTGATACATTTTTACCATTATCTTTTATACTAGTATTTCCTATTCTATTATAAAGATTGGCTATATTAGCTTCTCCCTCTATATCTTCATTATGAGTTATTAATTTATCTATTTCTGAATTTATATTCTGTGTTATATATAATGTATCATCTGTTATATTAGATGGTAAAAAAGATGTTGATTGTTTTAATTGATTTACTTTTCCAGTTATAGATTGTATAAATTTAGAACTTATACTTTTTCTCTTATCATTTTCCATAATATATTACCTCCGTTTCATTATTATTCCAATGTTTCGTGAGGTAAAAAATAAAGGAACTTTCGTTCCTTTTATGGTAATTTTCTTAAATTTAAATATATGGATATAGATTGTTTTTTATTATATAATACATACTTAGATAAAAAATATAAATCAGAATAATTATAGATATTCAATGACACATTATCTTTTGATGTAATTCCTAATAGAGTTTTATAAATAGTCATTACATATTCTTTTACCCTATATAAGTAAACTCCACAATCACTTTTAAATTCCTTATCTAAAGTAGTATTAAAGTTTGTATCTGATTTTACATCTTCAATAAATTCAACAGGTTTTATACTATTCATAATATTATGAATAGTACTTATTTTTCTATCTAATTCACTGATTATAAATGATGATTTATAATAATAATTTTTTCCTTTATATGATATATAGTCTCCTTGAATTTCATCAATTACTTTATTTTCATATTTAGTATTTGATTCTTTTAATTGTTTAAACAAATCTAACCAATCTTTAATCTGAATAACCAACAAATATGAATTAGGATTACAGAATGATGTTTCTTTCACTATAGTATGTGAATAATCAAATCCAAATATATTATTCCCTCTAAGATATACTAAATCTGATTTAATAATCTTAAATTGATTTATTAGTTCTTCTAATTCAATTAATTTCATTATTCTATTCCTCCTCTTCATATTTTAATTGTGCATTTTTATCTGATGTAGATTGTTTAACATATCTTCTATCATTATTGTATACATAATCATCCACATTTATATTATCTGCTAAAGAATAATCTGGTATATTATTCCGTCTCATAAATATACTCTTCTCTCCTAATGGTTGTCTAACCATAAACTGTATTAATTCATTAGGATTAGTCTTCCTCATAAACACCATATTATTTCCTATAAATGGTGTAGGATTATACATAAGATTCTTATTATTTATATAATTAATTACATCATCTATTAATTCTCCATAAGACCCTAGACTAAACCATTTTCTACATAATTCTAATATACTTCTAGTCATATAATCTTCTAAGAAATTACCCCCTCTAGTATAGTATTTATTCTTAAATGGATTTTCATTAGCATATACAGCTTGTTCTATTATTATTTTTGCTATTTGTGTATGTGGAGCCATATTATTTTCTCTAACTTCATTTGGATATTGTGCTGAATAATCATAGTCAACCCCATTATGTATAATATTTACTGGTCGTCCATTTATCTTTTGTTTACAATAATCATTTAATTTCATAGGATCAGCTACATAAGCTCCTGGATATTTTTCATTAGGTTTTTGATTAGAAGCATTTATATTATTTCCTAGAATTAAACCATCCTCATAATAATTATAAAACTCTTTACTCATACGAGTTGTTTGATAAGTAGTTTGTCTATGTACTTTACTATACCTTACATTATTCATTAATGACTTCGTATATACATAATCAACATCACCTGTTTTCTTCTCAATACAATATTGAACTACTGTATCCATAATATTATAGAAAACAAATGTTTTATAATCTTTATATGGTAATTCATGAATCTTATTTGTAATATGTGAGTAATCTAATTTTCTTACATTACATATAGATTCACCTATATAATCTAAAGTATATCTTATAAAGTTAGATTGTCCTTTTCTTCTAGATGCAAATTGAATCATTTGATCTAGGAATACTGAATGAGAAGATATAGTGGCAAAATCTCCTCTACCTTCTATCTTTTTCATTTTACCATCTTTATCTTTTTTATCATCTATATAATAACGACATACTTTATGTTTGAAATCCGAATTACACATTATATCTTGTGGATTTACACCTAAGTTTTCTAATCTTCTTTGTATGTAAGGAATATCAAATGCCATATTCCATGCTAATATAAAACTAGGTTTGAACCAACTCATTACAACAAATAAATCAGTTATTAATTGTACTTCATCATCATAGAAATTAAATTTATATTCATACTTATCCAGTCCATATCTTATTTCATTCTTCCATCCACCAACATTTTCTTTTATAAATTCTCTCAAATCTATATGCACTTGATTTGTATTAGCATATCCTTCAAATTCTTCTATAAGAGGATTATCTTTATTTCTTAATAAGAATACATATATTCTTTGGTCTACTTCATTTATCATTGATATAGCATTTATAGGACATGTACCATTTCTATCTATCCCTATACCTTTATAATCTTTACCATCATATTCTATATCGAAAAATGCTTTAGTTACTTTTGGTATTGGTGCATTTATATATCTTCTATCAAACATATTTCTTAATTTATCTTCTATATGCATATCAGAGGATATGACTCTAGGATCATAATGTAATTTATAATTTTCTCTGGCATTACCATTTTGAATATTAGACTTAAATAATTCTACTTGGTCTGTATATTCAGCAACTTTTTTATTTAATGCTCTATATTTACAACTTACTGGAGTTACATCATTTCTACTCATAAAGAATTGTTGTTTATCTGGAACTCTGTCTTCTTTTACAGTATAGAATTCATAAGGTACATCTTCTATTTCTTGTATCTTCATCTTATTATCATTAAAATCATAAAAAATAAAAGAAGCATTATCATGTTTCTCCCATTTACCATTTTCATCTTTTTTAGGATAATTATATATTACATTTAATAAGGATATATTAGAACCATCTTTATATCCTTTTAATAATTCATCTTCCATATATTATACACCTCACCTTTCCATACTTATATGTTTAGCTAAATGTAAAAAATAAAAAGGAACAAAAAGTTCCTTTTTCATTTAATTTAATAAATATATGTAATATAATCTGGTCGTTATTAAGTATAAGACAATAAAAGATAACTTATATAACTTATGTTTTATTAAAGATTTACTACTTCTAGTTCATCAAACTTTATTTCTTGTATAATTATTTTTTCTATATTAGGATTATCAAAAGAATATAATATTCCTCCTTCTGAATTTATAGAACTGTAATCAATACTATATACACTTATAAGTACATCATTTTTAGTATTATTATATTGTATATTGATAACACATCCTGTTACAATAAGATTCATATTACTATCAAATAAACATTCTATCTTTGCATTTTTATATGAATATTTACCAAGAACCACTAATTCATTATTAGAATTAACTATCTTAAATATTTCATAATCATCTGTTTTTGAAATTATAATTCTGTTTCCCATAATACTAAACCACCATTCTTATTAATTTAACATTTTTAAGTTCTTTAAATATTTAGTGTCTATTACTTTTTTTTTATTTTTAGATTTATAAACTAATTCTAATTTTATTTGAGAAAAGTAAGGAATCCCTTCAAAGAATAAAGGATTCTTCCAATTACTATATATTATAAAATGTAGATTTTCAAAATCTTTTTTAATTTCTTTTCTATTTCCACCATATGTTCTTATTCTTTTACCAT